CATATGTGAATTCTTCCTTCTTCTAGATTAGAATTATACCTGAGCGCTCCTGGGAAGTTCCTCCTTGAACCTTGTGATTTATTACTATATGCTTCGTTTGCTCCACCTGTTACAGCAAAGAGTCCAGTACCTGTTTGTCCAAATGTAGGTTTAAATCTTTCAGATACTTCACCACGGAATCCAACAATAACTCCAGTTCCAATCCATTCATACCTATTGATAGGCATATCAGGGATTCCTGTAGCAGTAGTCCTTGTTTGATAGCGTAAACCAGTTTCCTTACGCTCACCTAATGTAAACTTACCTCTAGCTGCTTCTACTGTTTGTGTATCATGAACAGTTCTGCGTCTCTGTCCAAATACTATAGAACCGTGGTCGTCCTCTCCCTCGCTGAAAGGTTCTGTAATGCTTCCGCTATCTGGAGTTGGAAATGGGTCTACACCTGTACCCAGAAGCGCTTTTTGATTTTGTAGATAACCCTCGTGTAAGGGTTCTATAGTTCCATAGTCTTCATCTGATAATAGTAGATCAGAATCGGTATTATAAGATGCGTTGAATATTTCTACCGCCGCACCATCAAATGCAGGTCCACCTGAACCAACCCAGAATGCGGAACTTCGTTCCATACCATCAGACATCTCGAATATGGTTCCTGAACCAATCCAGATACGTTTGAGTGACTGCCCAGCGATACCAGACGCTGCGATACTACCAGAACCGAGATAACTCGTCCTAGCAAATGCTTCGTTCGTTGTAGAGGTCATAGACGCAACAGCGCCCATAGGTGTAATACTTTGATTTACAATCTCTCCTCTATCTCCATCAATATTACTTTCTGCTAGGAGGGGAGTATTTGTTAATAAATTTGTTGGTGTTGCTGTAAGGTCTCCGTAATCTGCTGTAGTTCCAGACGCAGAAATTTGACCTAAGTTTTCTGTCTCAAACGTTAGGTCTAGATCTGTATTCGTATCAGCATATACGTAGTTCGCCATACAGTATCAAAAAAATAGGGGGACTATAAACAAGTCCCCCACTGAATTTATGATATAAAGAAAAGTCAGATATCAGTCGAGACTGATGTTTAGAGTAACTTTAATTTGGTCACCGTTGTTCTGAATTGGATATGGACCATTTGTAAATCTTTCAGCGAACATTATGCTGCTATAAAGAGTTAGGTTACCAGTTCCATCAAGAGCAGGTGTAGTCTCGAATGTAGTACCTGAAGGAGTACTAAAGATAGTGTATGTATTTTCTGTAGTTGTAGTATTAGAAGAACCACGAGCAACGTAAATAACGTCTCCTGCCTGTAAACTATGCGCTGCACTTGTAGTGACTACAGTATAGTTTAGGTTGATTGTAGGATCAGTCGCTGCCTGAATGTTATCAGTAAGAAGAACAGCAACGTTACTAGAATCGCAAAGATAGATTCTACGAGTTGCACGGTCAATTCCTCCAACAAATACACCACTTGCTGCAATAGCACTAGTTGTTGCTGCACTAACTTGCATACCAAGAGTAACATTGTCCATGATGGATGCAGTGTTAGGCAATGTGATGTAATCTTGTCCGATAACACCGATACATGGAGAACCAGAACTACCTTTGTTGATAGTAGCGGCAGCAGCACCAGAAGCAGCATCAACAACACCATGTACTGAAACAGGCATGTCGTTTGCTCTTACAATATAGTAACCGTAGATATTACCAGCGGCACTAGTGAAGGTAAATGTCTGTTCGGGATATGTAGCAGTAGTTACAACGTTAGCAGAAGAGTCTTGGTTGATTTTCCAGCGAGCACCGTTTAGGAGAATACCATACTGAGCAGTGTAGTCGTAGCGAGCTTCAGTTCTGTTGTTAACAGCTAAAGGATAACCAGTTGAAGATGCACTACCGTACCCGTTGGTATTACCATTAGCATATGGTTCATAGTATGCAGTTGCAGAAGGAACGTCTCCCTCAGCAGGTGTTGTGTCGCTGCTATACAGCTTTAGAATTAGATCACGGGGAGCATTATCCTCACGATCAAGAACATGATTGTTGTTATTAATTAGATAACGAAGCGACTCAAGTTCGCCAATATTAGGTACTAGCAGTGCCATTTAACTTAACTCCGATGTTTGTGTTGTGCTTGCTTACGTTTATTTATAAATCTTTCAACCGTAAATTATTTATCATAACAAGACTTTCAGACCGACCATAAATCTTCTAATGATCGTCACGCCTTGTACTTTGAATCTTAGGATGTCTCCTGCGATCAAATTTTTGTCCCATAATGTTAGGTTATCGTTAGTTCCTTTTAAATTTCCTGCAATGATAGTAGGATAGTCCGTACTAACAATTGAAGAAAAACCATTTGGATAATCGTTATAACTGCATTTCTCAATATCTAATCTGAGAAATCCAACGACATCACCAACGACAGTCCATGTATCGATTTGTCCTGTAACATCTATTTGTAATTCACCTTTGGTTCCAGCAGTCATATCCATAGATCCACTACTATGAACAAAATTAATTGTTCTCGTTAGATCTGCAGTTGTTGCTAAAGCAACAATGAAAACTTTATCTCCTACAGAAGGAGCAGTACTAAAAGCAATTTGATTGTTAGTTACTGAATAATCAACACCTGGGTGTTGAACTGCACCATTTACAGAAACAATGATTTGACTAGAGTCAGTTGGAACATATGTCTCGTTACTAGCTGTTAAATTAAAAACAGTTTGAGAATTGTTGAACTGACTAGTAAAGTCATCCAGAACAATATTATTATTCTGTAGATATTTAGCGGGTATATCATAGGTAACACCAACCGCATACTTTTTCTGCGCAGGAGTAACTACATTGTAGTTAGAATTCTGTACACTGACGTTATACGTAGGCATCAGGATACTCCTGGGGTTACTTCTATAATTCCTTCAATGACTCTTGACTTAGTTCCTGATGGAGCAGTCAAAAGTATATCATAAACATATCTTCGGGCTTCTAATGCAGCAGTTGTTGCATTTGCTAAAGATATTGATAAGGCACCATTATATCTATCTGGGTAATCGACAACAAAGTCAGTTGCAGTAGATGATGTGTAACTTCTTCTTAGCTTAGCAACAGCGGTATATCCAGTAAGATTCAAAGGGGTAGTGTTCGCTTCGTTCTGGATGTTGAACGTTGCAGCGAAATCTGTACCCTTCTCGCAAATCAAATTTATAGGTATTGCCGCCATTAGTCTAAAATAAAACCCCCCACTATTTAGCGAGGGGAAAACTCGTTATGCTGGTTCTACACTTGCTGGTGTACCTGCTGCCTCTCCGTCTGTGTGTTCATGATCTTTGTTCTGTTCTTCTAACAGAGCAAGAGTTTCTAAACCACCAACTAGTTTTGTGCGGTACTCGTTAAGTTTAACCAGTTCTTCTTTTACTTTCGTAATTTTTGTATCGGCATCTTTGAGTTGTGCCTCAAATTCACCTTTCAGTTTTGTTGTATCTGTGCAAGACATAATAATTCATGAATAGTCTGATCTATTTATTATAGCACGTAAAAGCGATCTGAGCTCAGTTATTTCATCTTTGAGATTTTTTAGTTCCTGATCCTGAAGTTCCTGTCTAACTCTAGAAGCTCTTACTTTTTCAAATAACTTTGTATCTTTATTAACTATAGCATTTGTATTGGGGTCTCTATACAGACCATCTTCGCCTTCAACCTTGTACATTAGAAACTCGCCACCGCTCTCAGGTCTTGTACCTTAGGTACGTATGCTGGATTATCAGATTCCATAATAACTTTAACTGCAAATGATGTAAACTCTGGTAAATTACTTACACTGAATGGTAATTGTTGATAAGAATCTTGTTTTTCAAAGAGACCTGAGATCTCATTTTCTGCAGATGCTTCAATATCAATATCTGGTATACCTGTAATGTTAAAGAATGCCCACTCAATATCATCAAAGTTCTGTTCACTAGATGATTCTTTAATTTTGTAAAGGACTTTAATATTAGATACTTCTCTAATATTTGCTGTTAATTTAACATCAATAGTTGTTCCTGGATTCTCTAGAGAAATTTCTTTTGTTATGTACTTAGAAACACCAGATGTATTTTTAGATCTGTTTTCAGCAACAAATTCAACACCAGCAGTATAACCTACCGTCTTAACAATCCACCAATCATTTGTATTTGATGCTTGATTTACATACTGAACTGCATCTCCAACACGGAAAACGTCAGGTAACTGACTTGTAGGTGTTGCGTTTCTAGTAAATGCAGAACCACCTGTTACAGCAGCAGTGAAATCTCCATTGATTGCTTCTTTATCATTGAATACAGTCAATACCTGTGACTGTGCATCCCAGTCAACAATGTTACCACTTATCTTATCAAGATATAATTCATCATCAGCGATAGAAGAACTTTGTGATAGGTTGTATGCATTCAATGTAGTATTGATACTAAAGGATGGTTTAACTTCAGTTGCTCCAGAGTTTGTGATTGTAACACCAGTTAAAGAAGTCTGAGTAGAGAAAGTCAATGCTTCAGATGCTTTGAATTGTCCGCTATTTCTTAACTGTACAGTTACAGTATTAGTAGATGTATCCCATGCTAGGACTTTACCACTACCACCTTTCAAACCAGCAACCTCAGATGTATTAGTATTTGTTGTAGAATCAACTGTCTGACCTACATCTATATCAGTACCACTGTTTCCAGTAATAGCAAATTCATAAATTTTATAGAACTCTAAGAGTTGATTCTGTCTACCATATCTCTTTTCAGTTCCTACAGCAGATTCGATTCTATTACTAATAGTTTTAACAGAACTAGTTCTTAGATCAATAACTGGAGATAGATTAGATATATCAGATGATAGATCTAGTTTGTATACTAGTGAATTGGATAGACCATTGTATAGTTCATTAACACGAGAAGCAACTACTTTTTGATTGATAAAGTAATGCTCTTGTTTGATGAAAGTTTTTTCGTATCCAGTTTGTGAATATGATGCATAGTTTACAGGTCCATTATCAATAGGAATAATATTAGTTGTTTTTACAGAAGAACTAATCTTAGTCTCTTTAAATGAAAGGTAACCAATATCAGCATATAGTTTTTCAAACTTTCTGTTATTAGAAACTAAACCTGCAACACCACCACCAATATCGTTAGAACTTGCTTCTGTAGGTGATACAATATTGAAACTATCAACACCAACATTTTCTACTTGGAATAGATTAGTATTAATTGTAGACGCTGCAACACCACCTGTATCGCCTACACCTTTAAAGAATACGTAAGACTTACCACCTTCTTCAAAACCATGATCTCTATGATGGACACGAACATACTTATTGTTTCCTCTAAATTTCTTCAGTGTAGCACTACTGAACGCTTCACTACTTGTAGAAACAGGATCAAGACTCATTGTTTCAAATCCAAGTTGATCGTTTGTTAGTAAGACACTAGCAGTTCTAGAATTATCAAACTCTGCACGCATTAAAGTAAACTTAATATCTTCTCTAAGATCTTCTGTCCAACTTTCTACGTTTTGAGATCTGAATACAGATCCAAGACCAGAGATAGGAGTAACAGTTCCAGATCCAGAAACAGCACCAACTTCTGATGCCCAAACTTCATACTCAGTAGAATCAGTTTCTACAACAAATGCATACTCAGCATTATTTTGTAAATATACTGGATATTCAAAATTAAATACAGTTCCTATACTTCCTTGTACATCTGTTGAAAGATTTGTAGCAACACCCATTGATACACCAGGAGTATCGATATCAACAACACTTTGAATAGAGGCACCTGCATTTCCTGAACCAGTACCATTGATTACAATAGATGGAGCACTAGTATATCCAGAACCAGAAATTGATACTTCTGAATTATAAATTTTACCACCAGAAACACCTAGACTGCCTGTAGCAGTTGTACCACCTGGTAATTGAGGACTTTCAATAACCATTGAAGCAGTATCATAATTTGTACCAGTTGCTAGAACTTTAAGATCAACCAACTTACCAGAGTCTCTAGCAATAGTCAGAGAAATTGTAGTGTTGTTTGTATTGTTTGCTAGTGTTAAAGATGGTACAGTTAATACTTCTCCAGCACTAAAGTTTGAACCATTATTATTAGAAAGAACTAAGGTATAAACCTGATCTGCAGAAAGAGGAATCTTATCTGCTGACCCTGGTAGTACTTCTGTACCAGTCCTATCAAATACTTTATAGACAGGACCAGATGCACCAGAAATAGATCCAATAATAGTTTCTGCAATTTCAATAGATGCATCTTGAGAAATGAATACTTTTAATTTTGTTTCTGGAGCAATAGTAGATTCAGTACCAGGAATAATTGATTTCCCTGGTTTTCCACTAGCAGTGTTTGTTAGATATGTTCTAACTGGAACTTTAAGATCTTTTTTGTTAAAGAACAGTTTGATACCAGTTACAAAACATCCACCGTCTAAATTTTCAACCTTAAAGGTTTGTGTTAACGGAGAAGGTTTCTTACTTGATCCAGTGTCTGTATCAACAATTTGTTTTCCTTCATTTGTTTTGAGATTTGCAGGGAGTGTAGAAGTAACTGTAGATGTACTTGTAGGAAGGACTCCTGTTGGGTAATATTTGACTTCGGTAAATGTTTCGACATTCTCCTTAGGTTGGTCAGTTGAACTAGATGTGAATCTAATGGTTTTTTCGCCCACAGTAAACTGCAGTTGTTCTGCATTTGTGTCGTACTGTGTATTGTAGATATAATTATTCCAAGTGCTACCTTGAACTGGTGGGTATCCATTTGGTATTAGAATTAATCCACTAGCATTACCAGCATCATCTGTGGTAATAGCAGAACCAAATGTAGACAATGAGTTACCAGCAACTCCACTATATCTAAGATCAGCATTAGTCCACCTAGAAATATCTCTTCCTTCAAGGAAAGGATATATTCTAGTATTAGGTTTCATTCTACGAACATTAAATTTAATTGCTTTAGATCTAGCAAACTGTTGTAGAGAACTAGCAATAGCAGTTTCACCAATTACTTTGGTTTGTATACCTTTACCAGTCTCATTATTTTGAGGACTAATATTAGATGAACTTCCTACATTAGCAATCTGTACAGAAGAAGTAACTGCATCAGAGTTTATTTCTGATAGAGAATTAATATTAAAGAAGTTTTGATCAGATCCTACCCAATTAACAGCATAAGAATTATAGATGCTGGAATACGCTTCCCTTACATTATCCTTTGCTAAGAAAATTGTATAGAGTTGTGTATTATTATCTGTAATTAAAGGAGCATCAGTATTTTCATACCAAGAATCAACAGGTGCATCTAGAGATGCGTCACCCACATATTGAATAACAACAAATGGATTTGGATTGATCTTCTTAGTTGCGAATGGGTTTTCGAGGAGAGTTAATTCACTGTAAGGTAGAGTTAGAACGTCACCGTTTCTAACATAACCTGCTACAACTCTCTCATCTTCCTTAGTATTAACTTCTGTTAGATCAATACTATCTTCTCTTGCTTGTGATCTTAGTACAGACTGTTTAGTATCAATAGAACACTTATAGTCAATAGAACTTACTTTACCAACTTTATGAGTTTCAAAATTATCTACAACAAAACCACTTTTAAATCTTTCAAATCCACTAGCATCTTTGATCTGCATGTTTAATGCTTGCTGCTCAAGAACACTAAGAAGTGTGTAATATTCTAGTCTTTCTACACGCTTTTCTAGTTTGCCGATATCACGCATTGTATAACGCTTGTTATCAACAGGTATAGTACGAACATCTTTGCTAGTAGTTGTGTACGCAGGGATATAAAGATATGCAAGTGCAATTGCATCATCTACCAATTCAGGTTTAGATGGGTTAAGTGATGAGTTACCTTCTTTAACTAAGAATTCTCCCTTCTTGTTTAAGAATAGACCATCTATTCTATCTAAGTATTGACTCTGATAGAATGAAATTGTATATTGTAAATTAGTATCTGCTGCTGGGCATGCTGTTACAACACCACCCTCTCCATTGAATTCATTAAAGATATTTCTAGCAAAGTTAGACTGATCTTGGAATCCAGTGATTGTTGCTGCAGTATCAACTTTTGGTCTGAAATCAATAACATCTCTTAGGTTTGTTACACCATAAACAGAAGAGTTGAATGTTGGAATCTCATCTGCAGTAACACCTGCCTCATGAATATAAGAATCAACAACACAGAAATCTCCAGAAGAATGATCAAAATAATCAAACGAAATTAATATCTGACCTGTTGGATTATTAAATCCAGGTTTTAGAACAATTCTAGAAACATCATAGAAAGTGTCTCTTTGACCATCGTCAAATGTATATCTGTTTGTAACGTCAGTACCACTAATCAATGTACCTGCACTATCAATCTGTGGAGGTGCAGTAGTAGAACCTTCGTAAATGTAGTTAAGTTTAATTACATCAGAATATGAGATTGTATTAATCTCTGATGCATCCTGATCCTGTCCTCTGATAGGAATGACTCTATCACCAGCAGGAGTAATTACAACTTTTTTATTTCTAATAACAGTCTTTAGTCTAGGACGTGCCTTAGTAACTTCTAAAGTTGCTGTTAATTTTAGTTTAGGATATGTAGATCCACCAGACAATGAACCAAAGTAAGTAGATGATAGAGTAACTGTAACACTACCTGCAGTTAGACCTGTAGTTGTATCTGTAGAAGCTGCTACAGAAACTGCATCGGTTGGAACATAAACAACATCACCAGTTTCAACAGAGGTTGCATTACCTTTGTCTAGTACAGTAAGAAGGAAATGTTCTTCACTGAAAGATACAAATTTTTGAGTACCAAATTCAAGTTGTGCTTTAAATGTAATTTGACCACCTGAAGTAGAAGAATCTAATACAAAATCTTTTCTAGCATAATACTTGAGAGCAGTATCATCAGTTCCTTTAACAAGAGACTTAATTTGCTTACTACCAGTTGGGAAAATTAAAGAAGACTTGGATACATTGTCTACTTTGGGTCTCACTCTGAGAACAGTAGTAGACGCAACGTTTTCTGGAAGTAAAGAATCTAAGTAAACTCTAGATTTTTTAACACCTTCAGGTTTTGTTGCTTGCTGTACAACTGCTTTTACTAGATTATTGTTAGTATCAGAGAATTGTACAATATCACCTTGTATTAAGAATTTGGATGCATCTCCTCCAAAACCTGTACACTCAACAAATGAATTACCTTGAGAACCACTGAATGTAAAGTCAGTTACGTTAGTAGATGTAATGTAAGAAGATCTAGTAAACTCAATATCAGAAGTAAACAGATTAGGTGCTTGTGCCCCTGCAGGAGCAACACCAAATCTAGAACTCATTGACTTAACATTTTGTGGTGTATAAGTTAGTACAACATCTTGGAATAAAACTGCTCTAATAACAGCAGCATTACTGGAAGAAAATGTAGTAGATGTAGTTGTGATAGCTACAGAAGGTGGTTGAGCATACTCAACTGAAACTCCTCCTCTATCTTCAATAGAGAGTTTGTAAATACCATTACTAGGATCTAGATTTGGTTTTATAATTGCTGGATCATATTTAACACCATCTATAACTGCAGCAGTAAGACCACCATAGTTAATACCTCTAGAATCAACAACAAAATGAGATACTGTATTTTCTTTTGCAATTCTTAGAGAGTTACCTGCTTCATCTACAATGGTTTCTCCCTCTTGGAATGTACCAGAAAGAGATTGACAGTAAATTTTATTACCAGAAGTTAAATATCCATTAGGAGATCCTTCGATAACAGCATATGCTCCACTTCTAGCTCCAGTAATATACTTACCAGTTTCAAATTGTCCTTGTGGAATTGTAGAATCAACAGTAAGTCTTGTTAAGAATGTTGGATTGAAATACGACATTTTGAAAGTCGCATTATATGCTGGGGTAGATCCAACTCTACCTTTAGATAAAATTCTATCTGAGTTTGGATCAAAACCAATACCTCTAGAAGCAAGAGAAATATTTTTTGGTTTTGCTAAACCAATTGTAGGAACAATAGATTCTTGATAACTAATAATATCTCCAAATAAATCTCCTGCAGTAGAAGATTCTGCCCCACTCTCAGAGAAATATAATTGTGTTCTCTTGTTAGTATTAAATTCGCTATACTCTTTTAACAGTTCATCTACAACATCTCTTCTACCAACAACAGTTAGTTCTAGGTAATTTCCTGATCCTAAGAAAGTATTACCATTAAATTTAGAAAATGCTAGAGTTGTTATTTGCTGAACATCATTGCTTTGAGATGCTATTCTTAACCAGAAAGAACCGAATGTAGTTCCAATAGTAGTATCATCTATATCAGCATAAGTTTTACCAGTAGTACCAGAAGTAACACTTATAAGAAGAGTTTTGATTGCTTGATCTGCAGAAAACTCAGATGTTCTTCTAGAACGAGTTTGTTTATGTGCAGTAGTGGACTCTGTATCATTTGTACCAATAGATCCATCACTAAATGTTTGATTTAATAATAGTGTTGGGTATGCGGTTAAATCTGCATCAAATGAATTTAACGGAATAGTATTATATGTGTTAGTGAGATAGAAACTAGAAAGGTCACCATGCTTCAGTGTAATATTATCTCTTTCTAGAGACTCACGAGACTTATTGACAGTGAGATACTTACTTTCCTTATTGAGGATTTCATATCCCTTAATATATGCTTTACCAGTTCCAACAGAAAGAATCATCTTCTGTGCTGCTTCTGTTTCTGCTAGTCCATTTACTAAACCAGTCTCTTCATTCTTTTTGTAAATTCCTTTATTAGAACCAGACTGTATATACTCTCTTACTTCAGTATCAAATGGTTCTACAACATAATCACCAGACTCATCAAATGTTCTCCTTGCTAGAGTCTCTTCAATAATATTATAATCTGCCTGTACAATCTTTCTTTGAACAGATCCATTCTTAACAGAAATTAGTTGAATAAAATTACTGTCTGTTGTAGCATCTAAATCATATTTTGCTAGAGCTAGATCAACAGAAAGTCTATGTGCTCCAGGAGCACTAAAGTTAGCAAATCCTCTTGCTTGATCATATAATGTAGAATCTTCTTCAGGTGTAACTAAATCTTCTGTAATTTTAAAACCAACTTTTGCAGATGGTGAATTACTATATGAATCTAAAATTAAAAGTTCTGCGTTATTGCGGACAAAATGTCCGTTTACAAAGTAAATACCTTCTTCTACCTTAACAGCAGATGCAAATCCCATTGCAGGACTTGTCTGTGATGTCTCTACGCCTGTATCAGGGTCCTTAAGAGTTACCGAGGTTGGTAAGACACTTCCGTCTGTTCCAACCACTAGAAGCGGCGTATTAACGCCATCTACAACTTCTAGAGTTTCACCTTGACGGAAAGTAGATTCATTACTAGAGTTACCACTACTAGTATAGTTTACATAAACTGTATCTGCAGATGTTAAAGTTGAAAAACGTGTAGATACAACAACACCCGTAACACCAGACGTTATGCCCTGAAGCGTCTGACCTACGAGTTGTGAAATATCATATTTTTTATAGACAATAGTATTCCCTTCCGCTACAGCAACTTCTGTAACAGATGATAACTTAACATAATCAAGTTTGTTATTTAATCCAACTTCTCCAGGAATTACTAAATCACCCTGTTTAAATTGACGTCTACCAAGAGACTCAATCTGATTTTGTAGGATGGATTGTAGTTGTGTTAATTCTCTAGCTTGGATTGAATATCCAGGACGGAAAAGAACTCTATAAAAGTTCTTCGCCGCATCGTAGTCATCGTAGTATGGGGATACGTTTAAATTCGTCTTTTGGGGCATCGTAAACCAAACCTAACATGGAATTAGAATTCAATTACTAGTTTAATATCCTCGATTTGATCAGATGCTCTAGTAATAAGCCTTCTGTTCTCTATGTATACGAGTTCTCCTGAGTTCGCTTTGATCTCAGGGTATGCTAAACCTGATGCAAAAGTAACTCCGTTGAGTGTTTGACTGTATGTACCATCAACTGTGACTGATACACTTGTACTACCGTCTGTAATAGGATTAGCACCACCAGCAAAATCTCTTACGATTCCACTATCAGTATGTGACTCAGGTGATTGGAAGTAACGAAGCACTCCAGCAGTAGCACTTTCTCTTTCCCAAGCAACTACAGTTCCTTTAGCAGTACCACCAGTTACAGTTTGACTGATTTGGTTATCGTTTCCAAAACTACTATCAGTAAGTCCTGTACCAGTAACTCTAACTGCATATGTACCAGTTAAAGTATTGGAAGTTGCAAATGAAGTAGAACCCCACTGAAGAGGATCTTTAACAAGACCAATTCTACGGAAATCATTACTTACAGGGAAGTCACCTTGTCCTTCATTATATGTTAAGCGGACATTAACCATAATGCGTTTAGCATTTAGTTCTTGTGCTAAATCAGCACCATGTCCACCTTGAGGAGGAATAATAACTTCTACTGCTGCTTTAGCAGATCCAGCAATAGTCTCACTAGTAGCAAGAGTATTGTCCGCAAATAGACCGTAAGCATCTCCACCTGCACCAGTACCAGTACCAGTTACAAGTGCTACACTAGCATAAGTGTATCCAGTTCCTGCTGTCTCTACAGTTGCAGATGTGATAGTACCAGTACCATCAGTCTCAATCTTTGCGACTCCACCAGTTCCATCACCTAAGATAGGACCATAAAGTGCAGAAGCACCAGTTTTGTTAGCAGGAAGACCTGTTCCAGCGTCTTTAACAAATACAGTATCAATTGCACCATCAACTACTGCAGGACCAGCATATGCACCAACAGGCATAAAGTCACTGGATAAGAAATCCATAACTTGTGCAGTAGTCATAGTATAAAGATACTTCCAAACGTAACCGTCAGCAGGACCTGTATAAACACCATTAGCATAGTTATTTGCTGTTGTAGGCATATTCTGTGCATTGTTAGCACCAGGAGCGAGGTCTTCTTTATTGTATAAACACTTGAAGACTTCATAGTTGGTGTTCATCACATACAATTTCGCTGCACCAAGACTATTAAAGTTATTAGTAGTTTGTTTTGCAGTACCACCAGTAGAAGGTGCAGCACTGTAATCTGGTTTGTACATATCGAACGTTGGGTTCAATGCTGTATTCCAGTTTAAACGAGGTATAACAGAAATAACATTAGATGATTCAACTCTCTTAGCAGCAATAATTTCTTTGTAGATTCTAAACTTTTCTTCTTGGTTATCTAGAGGAGCAGGAGCACTGTTCTCGTCGGCTTTACGATATACTCCACATAGTGCCTCAGCACCAGTATCAGATCCAGATCCATATCCTTTTAATACGTTTCCTGGTGTTGGGTTAGCAGACACAGGGTTAGGCGAAGAAATTAATACGTAGTTAGGAAATACCTTTTCAATCGTAGCTTTGAAAGTGGTTGCTCCGTATGCAGTAGCGCCACTTGCGCCTGCGTCATAGATCTCGTTACCTACTGCTAGTGCTGTAGCGTTACCCGAGTAGTATTCAAGAATACCATACCACGCATCAGAGCGTCCGACGAAGAAGTACATCCTCGTTCTTTCGGTTGATGTATCGCTGGGTCCCTCAGTTAGAGACTCCAAAAATTGTTGTGCGTTGAAAATGCGAAACTTTTCAGAAATGATTGCCGACATAATTGTACGTAAGAATTGCTACGAAAGGATTGAATCCAAGTTATTTATATTTATACCAGTCTAATTACACTACTTGCGGTAACTGTTCCACCTGTTGTAGGTTGGGTTGTACTACTGCTAGTATAATCAATGACGAAACGATCAGACAGTTTAGAACTATATTCTAGTTGATATAGACCTACCTGAATGATACCAGATGCAGGGAAACCACTAGTGGTTGCAAAGACATTCGGATCTGCTGCTGTATAATCAACATCCAAGACGGAAGCATTATAAACGTTTGCGGCAGCTACGCTTCCCATACTAATTGCAGGGGGAGTGAAGGTTGGAAGATGTACTGTGGTCGCGGAACTTGTGGAGATTCCTTGAGTTAAAGTAATCTGTTTGATGTTATTTAACAACGTTACACTACCAGTTGCTAGAGTAGAAGTCTGTGGAGGTCTCTGTGTGGTGAGAGTCACAGCATGAGTCGTTGTTATAGCAGATGCATCTCTATGTAGAGACTTTGTGAGTAAAACCTCGCGGAGTGAATTATAAGGACTTGATAATACTTCAGTCTGTTCAATTCTCTCATGCTTAAGTTCATCTACTACAACAGCAGAGGAAGCAAATGTTGCGAGTGCAGCAGGAGCAAGTCTATTGATCGTTTTCTGATACTTAGTATCAAACTGACGATGCTTCTTAATAATATTGTATCCACGAGTTATATTAACCTTAGGAGCAGTAGTATATCCACTACCACCTTGAGTCAAGATAACATCAATCACATCACCTCCCTCACAAATAACTTCTGCTTTTGCTCCACCACCTGCTTGATCAACACTCTCAAACACCAACTGTGGTGCAATAGAGTAACCAGATGCAGTTGGGTTTTTAGTAATGTCTCTCTGATTCCAAGTCAATGAAGTAACAACACCACCAACGATGTTTGCTACTACATCTAATCCTTCACCAGAAGTAACTCCATTATAGTTAGAAACAGATACAATACCAACAACATCAGAAAGTTGAGTGTTTGGATTGTACGCCAAACTTGCAAGTTCGTTTGGTACGTTTTTAACTATTCTATATTCTTCTTCACCATCAATCTGAATCCTGTCTCCAGGCTCTAGATCTTGGATGGTAGGCTTATCATGATGATATAACCAAGAAGCAGTGTTTTTTCTAAGATATCGTCTGTCATCTCTATCGTTGTATGTAATTGTTGCAGTTGCGCTAGACAAGTCAAGCAAATCAAATGCTCCACCAAAATCTAACCCCTTAGAAATTCTCAACGGTTCCGTCAAGTCAATCTCAGGGTTCATACTAGTGAGCATTACAAACTTCCATCCAGTAGATGTTGTTTCCCAATATTTAACCTCACCAATAGTCTTAGTTATCACATTTGGTTGTCCTATGTTGAACTTCTGATATACAGGAGCATTGTCCCTACCATTAATAAGTGATACAAATGTACTATATTGATCGGTACCAGTAATAGAAACAGTAACTTCATTATAGAATGAATCAGTATCAACATTAAATGCATCGAGTAATTGATCTTGATTATCTCCAACTAATAACATCATATCAACACTTTGTCCTGCTCTTGGACCTTTAGAGAATGTAATACTAGATTCATTAATACTGTATGCTTTTTCTCTCTCTTGTAAGACACCATCAACAAATACTAAAAGGAATCTATCATCATCAACAACAACAGCATCTTTAGTCTCTTCATCTTTCATAATAAATGGTCCTCGTGCTTTACCATTAAGATTATTCTCATCAATTTGTAGACGTAAATATCTTCCAACATTATGTGCATAGAATTTCTCAACTGCTAGAGGTTCCTGTACAGTTAAAGTGTTTAGTTCTTGTTCCCACTTAGGTGCTTCTGCAAAAACAATTCTATCTGGATCTGATCCATCTACTCTCTTGATGCTATAAGCATTAACTCTTGGGAAAGTATCATCATATTTTGCGTTTTGGAATACGCCATTAATAACTACAAATAAATCTTCTTTTGCAGATGTATTAACAATAGTATTATCATTGTAATACAATTCAAATTCAACGTTTTCTCCATTGAAATAATCAGGTAGAGATTTAGTAGCAGTACCACCATTCAATACTGTCTCTATGTTAGAATATAAAGAGTCAAGTGCAGACTGAACATCACTACATTCTGCAAACAACCCAGGACCACCATCATAGTTGCCTGGAAGGATATTAAGATTAGAGAATGTTCTAGAAGTTGCCCAGTTACCAGTTCTCTGATTATTGTCTGGAGTCTTCTCAATAATATAAGGACCTTTGAGTAATATCTCTTCTACAATATCAATGTAAGACTTAAGAGACTGCTCAACGTCAGCACACTGTGCTGCAAAAGATCCATTTGGATCGGGTAGTACAGTTGTATCAGTAAATGGTACAAATATAGTATGTTGACCTGTAGGTAGGTTCTGTCTCATAGCGAGAACCATGAGATCAGTTGCATACTTATATGCTGCAATACTTTCTGCCTTTTCAGATGAGATGTATGCTAGTTGACTCTTCTTAAAGTAAAACTCAGCAAAATCTACAACCTTAAAGTTTCCACCATATCTTAGATGATATACGAATGCATCAACTAAGATACCAGTGTCTCTAACACACTTATCTTCATCAGGAATAGAAAGATTAGGATAAGTTTGTTTTGTCCACCCAATAGTTTCTTCTGTAATATAAGATCTATTCTTCTCAATCAAACGTGCAGCATCCATATAGGTACCGTTATTGATTCTACTGAATGAGAATGTTACCTGATTAATGTTATTAACAGTATTGTAGATTGTAACAGTAGATCCAACACCAACATTTAATGTACCAGTATTGGTAACTTGAGTTGGACCATAGTTAGTTTGACCTGTAGTGGTGACTACAGTACTAATAGTTTGTCCACTGTAATTAGAGTTTGCTGACCTACTGACTCTAACTTGATTACCAGATAAAATTTCTGTAATAATTGTTGGTTGATCAAACTGACCACCACTAGAAACATTCATTCCTATACAGATACCTAACATAGAAGGTAATGTAATAACATCTGATCCAGGTGTTACTGTGCAATTTTGTAATGAGATGTCCCAATTACGCATTGCTGCAACACATAGATTCATTGTATACTTGTAAGTTGCTAGACTCTCTGTTAGTTGTGCATTGATATATGCTAGAGCACCATTATTATAATAAGACTCTGCTGCCTCTACAGTTTTTTGGTTTCCACCGTATCTCAAATCATGCTCAAATGAGTCTACAATGAGACCAATGTCTCTAACACACTTAGTTTCTAAAGTATTCCATGATACTGATGGGTAAGTTGCTTTTGCATATCCAATTGCTTCTTCTTGAATGAATGCTCTATTAAATCTTAGTTGATTAGCAGCATCAATCCAAGTTCCTTCTTTCTGGAAGATCTGACGTACCTTCTTTAGATATTGTCCATTCTTAGCAGCGTCTTTATATTCAAATTGTCTACCAATAAATTTTTGAGCAGGAATAGTTGCATTGTTTTCAGTGCGTGGACCAAGTGGTGCTTTAGCAAAACGAAGTGTATCACCTGATATAGTGTATGCAACTTCAGGTTCCTGAAGAACACCATCTAAGGTAATAGTCAACGCCATTGCATTATAAGGAGAAACTGATTGACCAGTCTTCTTATCTTTGATTACAAAGTCTCTAGTTCCTCGTTGTAATCCCATAAAATCAAAGATACCATCAAATGCTGGTTCTAATATAATTTCTTTAGCAGTTAGTCCCCTTGCATCGAATGCTTGTTCAACAACAGAACCAGCACCACGAAGAATATTAATGTCTTTGTTAAGATTGATAGTATTAACTATCTGTCTAGTAGTATTAGTAACACTTGTATTGTTCTCATTTTCATTCCATAGATTAAGTTGTGATACTTGACCAGTGTTAGTATTATCATTAATACGAACAGATGCACTTATATCAAGATTCAATTCACCAAACATCTTAAATCCTGCTGGGTGAACAGAATCTTTAATTAGATCTCTCCAATTATTAATACCAGTTGTAGATTCAATAACATATGAATAGTCTTGATAGAAATTATTATCTGCAACTTTATGAGTCTTAACACCAACCTTACCTTTATCAGAACCAAACTTACCTAAGTTATCGAAATATGAACGTGTGTCAACTGTGAATTCTGTTTCAAGTATGTCGTCGATGGCACCTATACTACCACTAGAAACACCAGTGATAGCAGCGCCTTTGACGAATTCACCTGTTAAAATTTTGACCTTGAGAACGTTTGAACCTTTTCTCCACCCTTTGTTAGAAACAATACCTGTTGTAGATCCTTGTGTGATTTGCTCACCTGATAGGAAGTCATCAGTAGTATTTAAAATTAATGCAATACTAGAAGAATGTCTTCTCTGTAAAGAAGAATCATTCCAAAGACCTGATCCACTAAATTCAATTTCTACATTTTTAGTAACACCAATAGAATTTGATTTTGCATATACACGAAGATCACTCTCAATAACTTTTAATGTTGGTTTGTAAGTATAATTTTTACCTTTATTTGTAACAACAACATTAGCGAGACCATTTGCTGATGTTTTTAAAATATCAAATACTACCTCAGCACCGTCACCATCAGTAACAATAACTTTTGGTATAGAATAATTTCTACCAATAGTATTGATAGTAACTCCAGCAATATTTTTGTTTACAGAATCCCATTGTGCTGTTACATGTGCTTCATCTAATGCTCTCATAGCAGCACCAAGAACTGCTGGAACTTTCTTGTATCCAGTTCCTAAATTAGCAACAGAAACTTCAGCAACCTCACCAACTGCGTTTACACCAGATGTGGTGTATGATATACTTCCTGTACCATACCATCTAGGCAAAGTATCCATTGAGTATACAAATTGTGTAGGTGTAACAAATACAACTTCATGTTGACCTTGTAGAGGATCTTGTACAATCTCTACATAGTTGTCTTCATCTCTAATTACACTAGTAGGACCAATTCTAATAGACTGTACACCAGCAGATGTTGTAGTAACAATAGACTTATAATAATATCTTTGATATAACTGTTCTTTTCTATCTGTTAAAGTTCCTGCTAGATTGACTGTTCCTAATCTAGGACCATATCCAAACTTAGCGTATAGACATGCGTTTGCAGTACCTGGAGTTCCTTGTCTAACGAGTTCTGGAGCAATAATATTATCAGACTTACTTGGAGAGATTAAAAACTCAGAATGTACGTTTGTAAAATGACTTAAATCAAACTTATACTGATAATGATCTTGGAACTGAATATTAGGAGAGATCTGATAAGGTCCATTTGCATTTTCAGAAATCTTTGTAACTATAATGTAATCAGATACTTGTTCTAGTTTTACTAGTTTTTTAGGAACACTAGTATCAAAGAAACTAGCACCTAGACCAACTTTATAATCATCATATGTTCCAGTAGTAAAGAAGTTTTGATTATGCTCAACAACTAGTTTACCATTGCTGTAAGATACAACAACAGGATCTAATGTACTATTACCAGTAATAGGAATACTGTCTCCTACAGTAAATCTGTAATCAGGAACATTTAGAGATACATCTACATTATGATAATGATCTTGTGCAGTTGTTCCTTTTTGTCCTCTGGTTACTACTAATTGTTTTGTTGTCTCTCTAACATCAGTAACTTGTAATATTTCATCACCAATACTGAGATAATCGTTATCTGCAATATTAGATACGTCAAGTACAGTTAAAAGATTCTCTCCAGCACCAAAACCAATATGCTCTATTCTAATCTGAACATCTTGAGAATCTGCAGGAGCACTACCACTCTTAGATAGAGCAACATCAGGCACTGAAAGAATGTCTCCTAGTTTATAACCAGTTCCTTTATCAACTAGTACAATTGTACTAACTTTACCATCTGAATTTGTAGTGATGTTTGCTGTTGCACCAGTTCCAGATCCACCAGACAGTGCTACTGCAGCAACAGTGTTGCTTGCTTGATAATCAGCACCACTATTTTGAATAGTAAACCTACCAATACCCTGATCATTAATTTTAGTAGTGAATGATAATGGAATGATATCAATTTCTTGTATAGCACCTAGTTGTACATAATAATTTTTTGTAGTAAGACTATCATCTGGATCAATCTTAACAGTAACTAAATTTCCAATGGAAAGATCGTGATTAGTTGATGTTGTTACTAGAGCAACTTTAGTATCTACTTTAAAAGGAACTAGTCCTGTGCTCAAACTTTGTGTAGATAGAATCTCAGCACCAATAGTGTTGAGTAAGTTGTTACTTCTTAAATAATAACTTGATGTGATAGTGAATGTGCCAGTTAATACTTTGACCTTTACAGAGTTTCTTCTATCAGTAGTTTCAATTACTTCTCCAGTAGCAATAACAGTAGTTCCATCAGTGTATTCTAAAATTGCACCTTTAGTAAAGGTAGCGTTTGTATTAAGAACAATATTTAATGATACTGTAGATGAATCAAATAAACCAGTAGAGTCAAATGTTCCACCGACAATATTTTTAAGTACAATAAACTTAGCATCTAATACATCACCAACAGCAGTACCAGAAACACCTGATGATGGTTGACTGATTGTATCTCCATCAAATATGTAACAATTCTCTGTGATTTGTAATGTAGCAACTTTTTGAGAAGCAACTTCTTCGTTAGTTGCTTGTATAGTAGAAACAGTTTTTCCTTTGATCTGTGAAATAGATCCTCTAGCATCACGACCATTAGTATCAGTATTATCTAGTACAACTGTACTACCTACTGAGAGGTTACTAGAAGACCCGTATACACTGAAAGACTCTACACTACCTGTTGATACATCTTTTGTTTTTGCTCTTGTTACAAGACCGTTATCAGGGGTATTAGATCTTCTAATTCTAATAGATGCCTCTGGTAAATCAGCATGAGTTTGAAACTCATTATAATTTGCTGATAATGGAAGACTGTAAAAATTATCACCTAACAAATAAGGATATGCAGGATCTCCATTAACATCTTCAGTAGCAAAGTATGCATAGACACCATTAGGATATTCTGGTGTTACACAAAATCTACCATTGTTTCTATCAACATCACCAAGTCTATCTGCATAGTAGTAATCCTGAATAAAAGAACCTAAAGGATAAGTTACAACAGAAGGTCCATTGGAACGTGTAGTTCTCTTCCTGAAACCAGATTCAATCCTTTTAATTGCAGAAGTGTTATCAACTGGATCAGTGTAACCATAAGGACCGTAGATTGGATTACCATCATAAGCAAAACCAATAATAGGAGAATGATTAGAACTAGTATCATTGAGACTAGTCTTTAAAGAAGGTGGATATGCAACTACACCATAATTTCTAAACCCTCTAGAATTTAAGAATGAAAATCCATACTCTGTATCTTTATCATTACCTACAGTTTCATATCTGTTCTTGATCCATTCAAAAATAGATGCTGTTGCTGTTGCAGCAGATCCAGATGGAATTATTTCAATTAGAACTTCACCAGCAGTATAAAAAGAACCACCATTAGTTTTAACTAACTCTGTAATCTGTCCAGTAGCAGACACTGTTGCATGATAGTCTGCAAATCTACCTCTACCCTTTCTATCAGTAATTCTAATTGTAGGAGGAGCAGAATAATATTCACCAGGATCTGTAATTGTAATGCTTGTAATTTCACCCGCAGTTACAACAGCATTCAATACAGCATTTCTACCAGATACAATATCTACAGTAGGTGCTGTTGTGTAACTACCAGGTGTATCAATTGTTACAGACTCTACAACTAAACCAGACATATTAGCTGTTGCTAAGTATGGTGTATTATTAACTAGAACAAATGGAGGTCTAGTATATCCAGTTCCTTGATTGTCTACCTTAATAGAAGTAATAGGTCCTGTGAGTACACTGTCCTCATGTTTATGGCTATATGCTAGTACACCATCAATAAAAATACCAACATCTTTTCTACTTGTCTCATAAGTCTCAGTTGTAGTCTCAGGAGACTTGCGAATGGTTCTCAATAAGGGTTGGTCTACTGGAGTATCACTAGCAGGAATAGTTTGATTGAAGAATACAGTTCTTCCTACAGGGAATCCGCTAGAGCAGATATAGTAATTATTATCATCCTCAAAAATCTCAGTGATACCAGGGATTGTCTTAGTATTAGCATTAGTAGTTCTAGTATCTCCACTTTGTACAACATCAGTTGAAATAGGAAACTTCCATCTAATAGTATTACTAGATGTCTTAATGATAGGATCTACAGTATCAAAACCAGATTTCTCTACATTGATTACTTCATTCTCAATACCATATGGTGTAGATGTTTTAGGAATTAAGTTGTATACAACACCTAAAGGTATTAAAGATACATCACCAGATTTAATTACTGTATTACTATAAATTCTTGAACTAACAGCATGTGCAGTAGAAAGAGATCTATTCTTAATAACAAACTTTCTAGCAGTTTTTGATGCATAATTAATAAGTTCGTTATTAATATAAAAAGATCCTTCTTTATCCCAATCAAATGTTGAATCTACTTCAATAGTATCACCAACAGTATCTGAAGTAGAAATAATTTTTGTTAGAGTAGTTTTATTAGCAAGAGAGAATGTATTATTGATTGTTTCTCTATTGAGAATCACATCCCACATCTGTACACCATCTACAACCTGCTCTTTGATAACATTCTCAACAACAGCAGATGCATTACCTTCTGTAATAGTTTGACCAATCACATCTTCTGGGTTTCCACTTAGAGCAGCAACTCTAAGAGAATAAACGTTAGTCCAATCAGATTCAGATGCTTTTAGTGTAGTTTCTTTTGGATAGTAAACATCTGTATCACCACTATTGATTAGAGCGTTGAATAGGAACTGTATAGAACGCTTTGTACCTTTTGCTTTATAGAAAGATCCAATGTTCTTGATAAGAGTTCTTTTATCAATCTCACCTCTTAGATACTTTTCTGGAATCCCTGCAAGATATTCTGACTCAAATCCTTGAATCAGACTATATAAGAACAAATTGCTTAAATTTTGTACTGGTGAATCTACAGCATGATTGTCCGCTACCGTAGAAACAAAATTAGATGTATTGTATAGGTCTCCAAGTTTTATATTGCCATGTACACCTCGTCTTAGACCATCTAGAGATGTCTCAGTCTTCGACGTATAAAAAATAATCTCATCATCAATTTTTACTAGTCCTTGATCAGGATACCCTTCTGTGGATAGTACATTTATACTAGTCTGTGAATTGCTAATAGCAGATGATAGAGTTGTTGTAGCAAATACTGACTTATCATAAAAGTTAATATCACGATAAGTAGACAGATTATTAATAATGTCTAGAATACCACCTCTTACTTCCTGTTGCCCATAGTAAGACTTAAGAAAACTACCAAATAACTGATAATCCTCTACAATGAAATTAGGTAACTGACTTTCAATCAGATATGATATATTTCTAGACTTTAAGTTCATTCTGCAACAGCATTAAAGTTGGACTTTGAGATATCAACATCAAGATAAACTTCACGCATAGCATTTACATCCTTAGATGCAGGTTCTACACGAATTTCAATTTTGTTATCAGAATAACTACCTGAGATAATGGTTAAGTTGTACAGTTGAATTTCACCTTTAGCATAATTAATTTCACCGACTTCTTTCTGTACGTATACCTTTTCACCAGTTAGAGAATTCAGTCTATATAGGTCAATTTTACCAAATGTATCGTCTTCCAAATACACGGTAAATGTTGGGTATTCAGAAACAACAAATCCAGTAGACTTCATGACTGAATTATCACAAGAAGTTTTAAACTCATTTAAAAAACACAACTCATAGTAGAACGTAGAGTTGAGTGTTGGATAGAAGTCTTTTCTTAATGTAACATTTGTTACATTTGATGTAATTGAAGAATCTGCACCATCAATCACTGCAGCATATCTAGAATGACGGAATCTACCGTTAAACTTCTCAGTTTGACTAGATGCAGTATATTCATCGACTGCTGTTGTAACTTTTTTACTAATCTCAGATTTAGTCTCAGTAGTCTTAGAAGAATTGTAACTTACAGTAGAGTTTAGTTCAATGTATAGAATAGAAGGGTCAATTATCTCAGGTGTAACTGATGCAATCACATAATCCTTCAATTTATTTTTAATGCTTTGTTTTGTATATGAAGATAGAAAACTTCCTACCTTTGGTTTGATAGCAATCTTAACTTTACCAAACTCAGGAGGATCATCTTGCTCTCCACCAAATGTAATAATGTCTGAGGTTGCTGGATATACCTTTCTAATTACAGATGCGTAATCATCGCTTGTAACTGCCCTGTCTTGAGCAGCAAATGTTTTAGGAGCAGAATACTTAATAGAAGACACAGACTCAATTGCAGCACCTCCTTGTGCCTCTGCAGAGGTTGTTACGGTTGGAGTAAACTGAAACTGTGATCCTGACTTATTTGTTACTATACCAGAAAATGTAAATGTCTTAGCACCGTTTGCATCTTCACCATCAGTCACAACATAAGTAACTTCTACAAAATTATTGTGTAATAATTTCTTACCATATACTCCATCACCAAAGAATACCTCATATTGTTCATCAAGACCTTCTTCAACAAAGAAAACCTTAGAAGTTCCGTCCAAGTCTAAAATATTCTCTGCAACGTCATATGTCTCATAAGATGTGCTACTCTCAGTTTCATATACTCTAATTCTGATTGTAGATGTATCAAGACCAGGATTATTAAGAATAAACTTCTGTTTTTTAAGTCCAGTATTAATTGTAAACGATTGCTTAATTAAATTTCCTTCATAAGCATCAACTACACCAAAATTAGCAACGTTACCACTAAGAGGTGCTTCGTGATCATCAATTACTACAAACTGATAGATAGCATCATCAAATGCTGTACTAAAACCAGTTCCTCTTTGTAGTAAAACTGTACTAGGTGCTGTTCCTCCTCCTTGATACGTTAAAGAGAAATCTAACTTAGCAATAGGTGCAGTAGTAGACCTAGGTCGATATCCAATCTGTTTCGCTAATGATATTACGTTGTCCCTGAGAGATGCAGAGTCCAAGAACATCTCATTGATCACCATGTTCGTATTGAACGCAGTGTAATAGGTATTGTATGCTAGTACATCTAGCATTGTGCTCATAGTTGATCCTTCAAAGTCGTAATCAGTGAAATCACTGTTCGCTCTAAGATAGTCAACTAGAGATGATTTGATGTCTGCGAAGTCTAGATTCGCAAGTTGAGTATAAGGCATTACTGACTACGATTTAAAAAGAATTCTATGGATATTGCTGGTATATCAGCACGACTTAAAACTAGAAAGTCAAGTCGCACGTCAAAACCATTAGCATCAAAATTAGGTTCGACTAAGCATCTCTCTACAGAGACTCTTGGTTCGTAAGTATCTATTGTCCTAATAATATTATCTTTAATACTACCAGCAGTACCAAAATCTAGAGGTTCAAATAAATGACTCTTAAGATCAGATCCATATTGAGCATCGTATAATCTTTCGCCTTTTTCAGTTAGTAATAAATTTAAAATTGCCTGTTTTACTGCAGCATCTTCCTTCTTTACCAAAAGGTCATCAGTGACCTTATTTTTGGCGAAAGAAAGAGAAAGATCTTTAAACGGTACAGTCGAAGGCATTAAGTGATTGCTAGTATCACTTTATTTAGCGTTATTCCGCCAAGTGTTGCGGAACCTCTTTTTCCTTCTTAAGTTCTTCTAACCATTTCTCACCTTCGTATTCTGAGATGAGTTTCTTCCCACTCTTTTTAAACTCTTCACTTTTGTCCACTTTAATTACCATTGCTTTTCTACTATTTATCCCTCTTAGGAGCATCATGGAAAAAGAACCCGACATTCATTCGAGTATCATTATCATTGGTATCTTCAAACCTCCAATCCTCAACATGCATACCATGATGATACCTTTGCGCATCAAATACAATACAACGATTAAATTCTGCATCAAAGTTCATTAACTTCTCATATCTCTCTTTTGGACGCCATGGTTCCTCATGCTCTCTTACATCATCCTCATAATCAGGTTCCAAACATTTGTAGACATTTGTGCCCGTATTATCATTATGATTCAAATATACTAACGCGGAATACCCGTGATCACGATGTGGCCACCAATAGTTATTCTCAAAGTCATTAAAAGGATTTCGACTCATTGTAAAACAATTTGAAAGAACTGCTCTACGATCCATGGGAATTTGATGTACACCCATATACTTTAATACATGAAACAGATGTTCATAAGTAGGGAGAATCATATCACTGTAGAACTCGTGACGCATGTCTTTAAAGTGCTCACCGTTATAGTTCTTGATATGACTACGATCTTCCTCCTTTGGTCCTTCGTATTGATTCAATGATGTATTACTGTTACCACTCTCTTTATGAAAGTTTGGTGCAACGTGATGTAAAAGCGTAATCACATCATCAGGATTCTGAAAGAAGTTATCTATTACACAATATGGAGAATCCTCTAACATTCCATACTGAATGAGTTGATTTGGATTGACCTCAAAGAAATTACGCATTATGCTAATACTAAATTAAATGAAAATGTTAATCGACCCTTTGGTTTCTGATGTTCCTGTCGATTGAGGACTTCATGCTCCAAATAAGGAGGAAACAGAATGATTTGCCCTTCAGTTGGGTGAAAATGGTATAAGTCATACATTGACTCACGAATTCCACTTCTCTCAATACCACGATACCTGATTGAACGGAAATGTGTTGAGATTGGATAGAAAGTTGTCGGAGTCGGGTTCTTACTGTAGTAAACACCACTCAGAAACACTGGACGTCTTCCATCCATGTGATCATGCCTCTCCTGAGACTGATCGTCATGATACATGTTATACCAGAACGTACAAATGTTACAAGGAAGCAATCCTTCTCGAGCAAGTTCAGTATTACATGCATTCTCTATATCTATCTTCAAACGATCACGCACTTCTGTCGTCACAAAGGAGTCATCGTCAGGAATATGAGGAAATGTGCTATTCACCTTACACTTCCACCCTGCAGGTGTGTTATCTACCTTTCCTGGGTCTCTAAAAAAATACTTGCTATGCTTGTTGAAGTTAAAGCATATAATTTGGGTTGGAAAGATATCAATAATCATTTCAATTTAAACATCACGGGGTTATTCTTGCGAACATGTATATCAGTCGCCATCGTCACTCTTACATCGTCTCCTTCATATGATTCAGTCCAGTGAGAGATACCTGCATGAAAGATCAACAACTCACCAACGTGATTCTCATAAGTCTTACCTTCATATATGGTACCACTGCTGGTATCGCCACCTAGGTATAAATTACATGACGTAAAGGGATGCATATTCACTTGTAATGGATCTCTTCGATCAAAATGCTTATGTGGTTCAATTCGATCTCCTTTTCGGAAAGCATTGAACCATGCTTGTAACCATTTCCCTCTACCAAACAGAACAAGATACTTCGGAAGTATAATCGGTCCGACGACCTCATCCTGCAACGCATTATAATACTGGTAACGTCCAGTTAACTTATCTCCCTTGACGCTAGGGTAATTATGTTCCCCTAACGCCATCAGTTCATCTTCTCTTTCTAATACCCTCTCATAACATATAGATGCTTCCCCTTCGGAGAGAAACTCAGGTATTCTAAATACATCCATTTCTAATGCGGATCAAAGTATCTTATAAGTGCTCCAGTTCCAACTATGAGCACGACTATTATGGTAAGTGCAATCATACAGACTATTCAGAGCTTTCGGCGCTAGCTGCTGCCTCTCTTTCTTCCTTATCAATGTTTCCATCATTATCTGTGTCCCAGTCACTACGATACTGTAAGTTCTTTGGTTTCCCAACAGTATAATTAAACTCGGTCATTTGCCTTGTCCTCGATATGGTTTACGCTTCCCATTACGGGAGCTTGCACTGTATTTAGTATGCTTACCGTTTCCTTGACGTGTCTTCTTTGGTTGCGCTTCAATTGTCGCAATACCCGATGAAAATCTAACTGCCATATTGTATTATCTCTATAGAAAAGTGAGCAACACATTTACTTATCCGCTAGTCTTCGAGATGACAGATTGCTTTCAATCAAAGAGGTCGTGTTACTCAATGATATTATATCACAAAATCAATTATACTGCAAAAACTTTTGGTGATGCTGCAGAAGGACCAATCATAAGTCCTGTTGCTGCATTAAGGGGATCTCCAACAAAGCAAACCCTTCGACCACCAAAGCGAACTTTTGCACTCGAGGAAACTGCAATACGAGGAGTAGTGCAAGGAGTACCTCCAGGTGTAGTTCCAGGTGCAGGAGTCATGGTGTCTCCTTCTAATACAGGAGGAACACCTCCAATTAAATATTTTGGATTTGGTGGTATGGGGGCAAGAGGTGTTGGGGGTGTATTACAAACACCTGCTCCACCAGTATCTGATGCTCCAGGGCGATAAACTGCGATTGCTCCAGCCATTATCCTATATCCTCGGGTGATGGAATACCTTTACTCTTAATAAAGGAATCTCCTTCTATGTATTTCATTAACTCATCATTCTGGAAAACCTTCTCCCAGATCTGATTCAATGCCTCGGTCAACTTCAAATGTTCTTTCGCGTTCGGGGGACGGTAATACAGTTGCATCTTTTTCAATCTCATTAATTCGATCTCCTGCTGTTCCACTCGGGTGCGTAGGGCGAGAAGTTCGTTCTGCAGCGCTACTACTTGCTGCGTCGAAATAGTTGCAGAATTCATCAAAATTGTTGAGAGCGTCTTCGTAGCTCCAGGTTCTTGGGTCATTTTTTTCCACGGGAAATTTTTTGATATTGAAGGTTTAGTAAAGTGACTTTCCAAATATATTTATCGGTCGTCTGGATACTTTTGTAGGTTAGCGATGCCTAGGAGTCCCAACCCGCATTAAGAAGGGGCATTTTACTGCCCCCTGTGTCATTAGCGTGCTGCTTCCATGGCAGCGTCTATGCTTTCGTCTTCGTCTACTCTGACCCACTTGATCGGATCACCTGCTGTCATCTTCCAGATCATTTGATCACCACCGCCAAAGATTGAATGGCAGATACGGTATGCTGTCTCTATGTCTGCACAGTATACACAACCGTCTGGATCAAAGTTGAACCATGCTGCTGGTTGTACTGCCCAACCTCTTGGATCTGTTTTCATTGCTTCACGCTCTGCTGCTATTCTGTCGAAGGCTTCTTTTTTTAGTGGCATGTGTTTAGTTTGTTTATATTATTATTATAGTGTATCATGACGCATATGTCAAGATCATTCGATTTGGATCTGTGGTCACGAACTGTCTCACGTTATCCTGTTGTATTTTGATTACGACCTGAGATGATTTATTTGCTTTGCTGAGTCCTAAGAATGCCTTGATACCGTTATTACTTGTTACTCTCACTCTCAACCCTAGATCCACAGAACAAAATGATCCATTCAATAACATACGTCTGCTGCTCTTACCCTTACCTCTCACCAGTTGTGGTATGTGGTCTGCTTCTATGCATTGAGTCATAGTCAAGCGATCTGCTTCCATAATATGTAGCATCTCGTGCTTGGTGTCGTTGATTACAATTCCATATCCTCGCTGCTTCTCTACTACGTGTGTCCTCATAAAGTCGAGCATCATATATGGATCGATTGTGTTTAATGCTTTCTCACAACAGTCGTTGAAGAGGTCGCGTGCTTGGTCGATAAGTGCTTTCCTATCTTCCTTAGGTAGCATATGAGCACCCTTAAGGAATGTGAAGAAGTTTTCAAAACAGGTTCGGTCAATGACGTCATTAATTTGTGAGGTGTTAACCCAATCGAAAGATCCATTTTTTAAACCTGCCTTATGCTTGATTGAAATTCCTTTCTCTCCTGCTACTGCATCTGCCTTATGTTTCGTTCCTCCCTTATGAGTAACGTTTGTATGATAGACTGCGAACTCGTTTAAAATATCAATTGTGGCGTGCTCGTTTGATACGCCTTGATGATGTGTGCTTCCGTTGGTTTTGAACATATTGTTTGGGGTGATCGACACCCTGATTGTGTATACTATAATTATAAAGGATATCACCCGCTGTATGCATATGGGGTGTGCCAGTTCTATAACTGGTTCTCCCATACTGTTGTTTTAAATCTTTTGACTGCCTTGTCAAGTAATTTCATGTCACCGTCGCATATGTCGGCGCAATCCTCATCTTCCACATGGCAGAAGGCATTATTGATGTCACCGATTAGTGTGAGTAATGCGGTGTAATTGCTTGCGGGTGTTACCATTAGAATTCGTCCCTAAAAAGTTGATAATAAAAGTCGTCAAAGATTTTGAACTGGTAAGCGGTGTCACTCAGTGTCTCGTCTTGATTCCATCCCCTGCCAACTGTGGCGGGGGTGTGATTGTAACAGTCGAGGACTGCTTGATATGTGGTCTCGTTCATTAGTGTCTGTCCGAGATGTACCATGTTCCACCAGTAGGAACTTCGAGTGCTTGGAACTGACGTTTTTCCATTGCATCAAGTGCCATTCTTACAACGGGGTCGTTTGCTGCTGTCTCATTCATGAGTACTGCACCGTTGTAATAAGAAGAGAGTTGTTTGTTGTTCATGTACTTATTATAATGGAGCGGTGGCAGTGTTGCCACCACTTGTAGACAGTTTGTGAAGTGTCACAGCTCCTCTAGCATTTCGTCCATCTCGACCGCGTTGATCTTTGGATTGTCCCATCTTACACCGTCTCCTGTGTTTGGGATGTCGTAGTTCATGAAGATCTCAAGAAGGTGTTCCCAATCCATTGCCTGACGTGCTATGTCATAAAGACCACTGTCAGATCCGATCCATAGTGCTGCGTTCCATGTCTCGTAGTTAGTCCAACCGTTGTATTCTGTGTCGGTTAGATTTGCTTGATAAGTTGCGGTCATGAATACCTTTGTTTGTTTATACTATTATTATAGCAGTGGCAGTTGCCACCGCAACGTACTATGTGCCACTAGTTGAACTGGTACACTTCCATGCAGCTCCATGTGTTTGTTTGTTCCATGTGATTTTACCCATACGATCCATAGAATTGAAACAACGTTGGCACATGCATGTGACATCATCACCTTCCGAGTTGGTCAGCTGCCCCCAGTCATAGTCGCACCAATCTTTCCCCATCACCTCTATGCTATAATAATAATCATATGTTGGTTTGTACCATCGCCCCCGTTGCATATCAGGCTCGCCATCTGTATGCTCATCGTCATACACATGGCATAGGTCACAGTATGCCATTATATGATACCTACTGCACCGAGGTCGCCATAGCAACCCTCAACAACTCTCTTACCATTGAGAGCATACCAAACAACCTCGGCATATCCGTAGTCGTCTGCAATCTGTAAGCATAGTTCATCTGCCCATTGATTGTTTAGGACTGGTTCCTTAATGTTTGTGTTTGGAACTTCAATAAATCTTTCGATATTGAATGGATAATTTTTGATCATGTTTAGTTTTGAATTAACTCTGTATTAACTTCATTATAAACCCTTACAGACAACTCTGCATCACCTGATGTGTCAATATTATTTCTGTCACACGCTTTCCCCACTATGCCCCATATAGTGTTAACTTCATCATCAGTGAGGAACTGTGCCATGCTGTAGTAAATTTCAACTTTATCATCATGTGTGCATTCCCCATAGGGATTGTCCTCTGGATACTCCCAACCTTTAACTAGCATAGTCCTCCTTCTTTGGGTATTGTCCCTGTTCGATCCAATGTGCTAAGGCATCAATCTCTTTGCCAATTGCGTGACCATCCCAAAATTCAAACGGTTCCCATAGATGGTCGCCCATGAACCCCTCCTGTCCATTGTCTGTCCAGTCAAAAAACTTGTCTGGTACATGCTCTGTGAGATAGAATCCAGACGCCCACTGGAAACACGCTTCTGCATATGTTAGTTTTCTCATACTGCTAATGATAGTTGAAATGGTTCTGGATCTTTTTCCTCGGTGATGTTGGTGATGACTTCATCATACCAACCATAGTCTGACTCCATGTCATCCCATGTCCCGTTGTTAAACTGTTCGATAGCATGCTCTTTGGATCTTGCCATGATTGTATAATCTGTATAAGTCCAGTGCTTTGCTTCGATGTAAAATGCTTTCTCGTCTACCATTAGTAATCCTCCCTTAGAAATCCGTATGCATCATAGATTGCCGAGTATTTACGCCCAATGCTGATAGCGTGTAAATACTGTTCAAATGTGGGTGTGGTGTGGTCGTCATCATCACACCTCTTAAACCATTCGGTTTTGTAGTCTGAAAAACTAATCATCATTAAGTACCTCTCGTGCTGCTGCTAGGATCTGATCTTGAAACCAGTCTGAGTCTGTGATCACATCAACCTCGTGCTGGACAAGTTGTTTAATGTAACGCTGCATCATGTGTGCTGATGTCTCCCAAATGAGAGGTGATTTTAAATTATCACCCATTGCTTCAATGAAAGCATCATCAACATCATTTCTCATTGGATCACTCATAGTCATGCTACCCCCTGTGGGTCAATTGAATAATCCCACGGTGCGGGTTCGCAGATCTTCTCGACTAGAGAATGAAATGCTGGTAGATCTGATAATGGGTTATCAGAATCAACGAGAGATGTTGCCATCTTAACGAGGATCTTTTCCTCTGGTTCAGTCATTTCAAGAGACCTTAACCAATTTGTGTTTAGTTTGTTTTCCATGTCTTTATTATAAAGGATGATGTTGCCACTGTAAGGGGTTAGTAGACACTTTATAAATTGTCACTCTCTATTCGGTATTCCAACTCAGCTTGTTCTTCCCATTTCAACGCATTATCGCTAAACTCCATAAGGCGGTCCAATACTTCAACCATTGAATAGTCTCTGTTGATTGCATCATCACCAAAGGCAATTTCATAAACTTCCTCTATGAATTGTTCCTGTGTGGTCACGTAGTCATAAGACCACGTGCCATCCAGTTTCTCATGTGGAACACCCATTACCCCATTTCCTCGAGGATCTGGTATGCTCTGATTGATGCAACTTCCTGTGCATTCTCTGACTGTGGATCAAATCCCGCTTCTTCTAATTGAGTTAGAAGATCCTCGAAAATGCCTTCGAGGATTGATTCGTTAGTTAAGCAACTCATGAGAATAAAGGTCTCATGTAGTTTTTGAACTCTTCACATCTGTGAGATGCTAGGACTCTCATTTCCTTTTCTGTGATTACTATGTCGTAACCCTCTGCTCTCATTTCATCGTAGCATGCCTGAGATACTCCCTTGTCTGTTAGGTCGTATTTGTGAAGTTCAATGTGTTTGAAAAAACTCATGTTGTTTAGTTTTGTTTATACTATTATTATACACACGCAGGGTGACAGATGCCACCCAGTGTGTACCACTTTCTAAACTGTCACACCCCTACTCGTTGGGGATAGTGACTGGTTCTATAATACTATCTGTGATGTTATAATCATCATCATATTTGTGATCTAAACTAAACCCGTTCCATTCGCCATGATCAAATATGTATAGAAACTCTTCACATGCCTTTGCGTTCTTAGCAAATGACCTGAAATCCTTGTCAAGTCGTGGTGCTTCACTGTCACCCCCGTAGTAACTAGGTTGTGGATCTCTTTTCACATATTCTTGCTTCTCGAAATCAAATTCATTATCTGAGTAGCATGATGACATGTTGCCACCGTCTAGTAACTCAGCTATCTTTTCATATGTGTTGTAGTGTTCTTTAAGAACTACACCCAACCACTCGGGATAACCGTCCCAATGATGATAAGCTGATAATACTGAGCCGTCTTGTAGTTTAAGACCAATGCGTGAACGTGTTCCCATGTTTGTTTAGTTTTGAGAGAATAGGGTGCGGAAAACAAAATGGATGGCGGTAGATTGGTGGCGATTTGCGTTATCTACCTTTAATAATAATGTGCTTGGTTATCTTCTGATTAACTGGACTAGTCTATTAATCAGTAGGGACTTTCACCTCTTCGGTCTTACACCTAATTAACCATCATTTGTTTTCCCATTCTTAATATAACAGAATGGACCAGGGAATGCAACCCTGTGTGTGCCACTTAATAACGTGGCACAGGGTTTGGGTTTCCATTGTGATCCCGTGGTAATCTCAACGTATGTGTCCCCTCGGTGAAGTTATCAACCGTGAACTTAATTTCCTTGTATAAACCACGGATTGCATCCTTACCGAAATAATCATGTTCAATGGTATCATGACCAGTGCATGAAGATCCCCATGATGTAACATCTGAATCGATCCTCGCAAAGAGTCCACGAACCATGTAATTCAGTAAACCGAGTTCACGTTTAGAAACTCTGATGTTGATGAATTTAGGATTATTCTCGTCCAAGTGTAATTCCCTCCAATTGGTTTAAGATTGTTTGATACTGTTCATTATACTGTCTTTGCAACCTAGCATCAACTAGGTCTATGACACTTTGTAATTCGGCATCAGTTAAAAAGATTGCGTGTCTCATTTTTTAAAATCGCATTTCATGTACTCTTTGACCTCTTCAACCACATCATCGAAGTGGTCATCCCAGTAGTCGCGGGCATCATTAAGGAAATCTTCATCGAACTGCGTTTCCACATAGTGTGTCATATCACTATAAACGTATTCCATGAGATCTTCGGTGGTCATGTTATCGACATACCTTTCAACAAAGAATGCCTTTAACTCATCGATCACCTCGGGGGTGAGTTCTTCCCCCGACTTCATTCTGTATTTTATCATTAGAGGTAACCTGCGAATTCCATGGCAGGTTCATCATAGAACCATGATATGCTCAACTCGGGAAACTTCTCTCGTAGTGCTGATACAATTCCCTCGGGTGGCGACCATGCTGTATCAAATGCGAACTGGACATAATCCTCGTGATCGTCTGACCACTCAATATCCTTTTCTGAAATGTCCCATTTAGTTCCCCAATTCTGCACTCGCCAGTTATACCAGCGATCATCTTGCCTACCATCTGAGAATTCAAGTGCTGTATGTACATACTCACCATTAGGGTTCTTGTATGTTTTCTCAATTGGTAACTCACCACGATCAGGGCATTTGATCTTAGAGAAGTCAGGTTGTGGATATATCACATTGAAAGGATTATCCTTAGAGAAGATCTCTTTTAACTCAGCGAGTTGCTTTTCTTCTTCTTCGTTACCAGCAGATGCTGTAACTCTGTTTTCACACCAGTTAGGCATAATTCTGTTGTTTAGTTTGGTATGTACTAATTATAGTATATTTCCAGCACACATCAACACACCCTGTGCCAGAAATATAACTGGCACTGGTCGCGTAACGTTAATGATATCCTCCCTTATCATTGAAACAATCTTCATTCCAATGCTCATCCTCTTCGAGGACCCCTAGGTATTGCATAATCTCATCGTAGCATTGCATACCTGAGCGGGACATGCGCCCCGCTGTATAATCCCAACCGAGATCTGATAGTTTGTCCAGCAGCACGGACATCTTAATTTTTCTCATTTGGATACATCTCCATACATATGGTTCATAGTATCTCTCACACGCTCACGGTCGAGACTGTCCCCGTTACCCCATGTAACGACGTCATTACAACCATCGAGATAATCAAGAGTTGCGTAAGCAATTTGCTCGCGGGTGCGTTTTTGATCGTAGAGACCGCCATCTCCATAGAATGAGTAAACATACTCGATAAATTCGTTAAATGAGTTCATGTATACATTATAACCATATACATGCACGTAATGCATTCAACCAGTGCCACTAATTAAACTGGCACTCCATGGTCTCCCTTTCAAGCTTGCCCAGGATAGAATCCCTGGTATTGCGTCGATCGCTGGTTTGGTCCATGGTCCTAGTGAACCAGTGGACTGCTTCCTGGATCAGATACAGCTCATCTTCCTGGATATAAGTCTTCATGAAATACTTCTTCATTTCTTATATGCTTCCTTGAGTCTTTTGTTAAAGGTCCTAGACTCTGATGGTGTCATACCACAAAAGTAATTCATAAGGTTGCCATCATAGTCATCGAAGAGATCATCTAAGTCAGATCCTATGTTAATAGTATCTCTAGCTTTGATGTCATTATAATCTGAAAGGTTCATTAAATTGAAAAAATTGAAGATTTTAAAAAAAGTGATAAATCCCACTTTCTGAGACTAAACAAAAACTCAAAAAGTGGGATTTTTAAAGGGGCGCTGTTTCTACAATACAGATCTTTTGTACTCCCCAGGGGACCTATTGAAATAGGTATCCCTTAGAACTGTCGAATTGGTGAGTGTGACCTCTGTCAGATACGTACCATGTGAAGTCTTTCTGATATACCCCGCAGGTGAATGCATCACAAAACTCATTGATGAGTGCATTTAACCTGGACTTGGTAGTAACTGACTGCCACCCGCCGTCGAAGATGTGTAAGAAGTTGGATCCAACGGTTGCTATATGGTTCCCGTGTAGATAAACGTTTGAGTAATCGTTATCTTCATCATAACTTACACCTGTGTTTGCCTTAGCGAAGTTGATTTTGCTCTTCACCGCTGCATTCATTTGTGCTTCAATCTTGCGCATTCTGGGTTGCCTGTTTTGTTTACTCTTCTATTATGCATCATCTGCATAACGATTGCAACCCACCTTGTGCCACTAGTTAAACTGTCCTTATTTTAACCATTCCCCTTTCCAGGATGGTATTCTTTAAACTTACGGACATTCTTCCTCTTATCACGTTGAAGATTCTTGATATCATAACCATAAAGGTCCCCTGACTCATCATGGTTCTTGAAATCGCCTTTGTAACTTTTAGACATAGCTTAATGACTACTGTACAATATTTAGATTAGACTGTATCCTTAATAATAAGGGTCTTATCCTTAATTGATGCATTAATATATGCTCCAATGGACTTTTCAGGGTCATTTAGTATTATTTGCACGTTTTTTGCAAATCTTTCAAGATTTTCGCAGTTATATGCGTATTCTTTGATGTTTTTGCCCCTAAATGTGACAAATACGCCCTCATCATTGCCTTTCAGTGACAAAATAGCTGATGAATCAACGTCTTCATAAGTAAATGCGCTGCTCAATCTCATTGTGGTCATAAAATAGTTTCTGAACTTTTTTAAAAATCTTAAAAAGTCATTTTTTTAAAAAAGTCATTTTTTTGTTTTTTTGACTTTTTCAGTTTTCTGACTTTCTCGGATATCTGAATTATAGCAAATCTCGGCATTCTTGGTGGGTCTCTGTGTGCCACTTTGGGAACTGGCACATTCGGGGTTGACTTTTCATACATAGCAGCCTAAGACAACATCGACACCGCCCCTTTACCTATTTGTCTCAATCTATACACAGAACCTATACACATTTATTTACATATTTTAAATGTTTTCTCAGTCGAACTCCACACCCCCCGAGAACCCTTGCTATCACTCACGCGGAAGGATACTATCCTATACACACTTTAAGTACACTTTGGTTCAACTCCAATACTCATCCAATACATCAAAAACTCTGTTCAAAGATTCGTTCGCTCCTACACATTCCCACTTACCTTTCTCTCCTATTTCACACTTATAATGTAGTTCTCTCTTCAGTTGCATGAGTCTATTAGTCATTGCAACTTTGTCTAGTCTACCGTTCATGTGTATTCTCCTTAACCGTAGTCCTATTTATTTTATGCAGGACATGTTGGTGGTGGTATTTTAGGCATTCGTAACTTCTTCTTCCATCTTTCGATAAAGTCTTTGATCTTCTTATCCACTTAAATTGTTCTCCTCTTGCTATTTTCTAACCCATCGTGTACACTAGGACGTGTGGTTACATATGTTAAATCCTTATAATCATGTGGGAAACATAGGATACATGTGTGTACTCGCTTATGTCTCCAAGTGGTTAGGTCACAGTCTGGTCTTGGTTTAGTTGATATTTCAATTGTGATGTACTGATCACTGACGAAATATACCCATCCTTCAAGATCTTGTCCTAGTTTAACCTTCCACTTGACGTAATCATTAAGTTGAGGTGTGTACAATGTTAGGTCCTCGAACTGTTCTCGCATAACGTACTGGTCCTGTTAATGGATCAGACATTGGTACCGAGACGTAACACTGTAATTTATAGTCTCTTGGATTGAGATTTAATGTTTCAACTATCTTAACTGCATGTTCGTAACAACTCACCCATGTAAGATTAAACTTCTTTGTTTTGGGTTCCATCCTCCATGGGAATGGATTGTGAGGAAATAGGTCTATGTCTTTTGTTCTTGTGAACTTGACTTTTAATTTTGATTGAGATTCCGAACTCTTGATAGAACTCTTTTCTTTTGTTCTTGATGTACTCTTCGATAGAGTCTTCAAGTTCTTGTCCAGTGATCGTTGTGTTCTCGGCATTACTCCTCATAGTACTTTTCATTTGGTGAATGGTACACTAATACAAATGCATCACACTTGGGACACGATAGATTAGTTACGATGTTATACTCTTCGTTGCAGTAATCCTCACCATTGTGATCACCACCCCATATGAGTTCAGTTCCACATGCCCAACAGTTCATGATTGCATTTCCTTTAACTCATCATAGAGTCTTTGATTCTCAGCATCACGATCAAGTTGAAATGCTCCTCGAATGAGAGTCAGACCAACTACACCGATGATCACATATGCAAGTAATGGATACTTCTTATTCATCTGCAACCATTTGAACTAAGTACATATACCCAAATGATCTTCTCTCTTTGGGGTCTTTGAGCATACTCGTGACTTGTTTATCACTGAGTTTCATTTTCATCACTCGTCTCATACATGCACTCGACTTGTTCAACATGTACACGACTTCTGTTCCGACTTCAGTTTTCATTACATTTAGGGCAAAGTTTACGAATTGTTTCGAGGTGTGATTCCAACACCTTACGTTTTTCTACGTTCTGTTCCTTACAGATATCAATCAGTAGTTCACTGATCTGCTTCTCGTAAGCTGACGTAGAGTTTTCTGAGGGCATCTTCGTTATAGAAGTGTGTGGACTCATGTATGTAGTTCTCGGGATCTGCCCACTCAAAGAACTCATCACCGAGCGCCATTGCGTCTTCGATTCTTTTGTTCTCGAGGAGATATCTGAATCGCTCGACCATCCATCCACAGATGTCGTCGCGTTGCTCAGAGATTTGAAGAGTGAGTTCGTTGTTCATAAGTCAGAATGTTTTGGAGATGATCGTAGGTTACGAATTTAAAGGATCTGGATTGCTTGAGCATTAATTTGTTAATTGCTCCTGCAAATTCATTGGGGAAACGTTTGTGATACTTCCAGTATCTTCTTGTTTCCTCCTCGTCTAAATCAGTTCTTGGAACTATCCACGTAGTGTGTGTACCATAGAACGGATTTACATATGGTGGTTGGATAAGATTATCCACTAGGTCATCAGTGACGATGCTCATTTAATAAAAACCTCTGAGTTTAAGTGTTCTACCGTCAGATCATGAATCTGTTGTAGGTGGAGTATAATGTGTGCTACGTAATCTAGATCCTCTTCGCAGGGGTCGAGATCAAAGCAAACAGACCAGTCTACTGTCCCATCATTAAATACGGGAGCGCCGAAAGGTGTACCGTCATCATCAAGTGCATAAGCATTACCTTCAGCAACGAGATAATAGGTGGGTGGGATTGGTGCAGACATGAGAGAAATGGTTGACTACTATACTAATTTAGCATATAATGCGATTGAAGTCAATCACATGTACAGATATCCGCCTGCCCAGTCCGCATTCTCAAACAGATATTCTCTGTCTGCTATCAGACGTAGGTCAAAACGGACATGTTTAGCAGGTCCTCTCCAACTTGCTGCCTTATATACTTCTCCTGTTTTCTTGTCTACGAAGGCATGCACGGAACGTTGGTTTCCAGTGTTCATAATGATCTTGTAGTACTTCTTACCTGGGTCAATGGTGAAACTATAACCTGATGATGAATCCTTCTCAAAATCTCTCTGAAGTGCGTCACATAGTGATTGAGTGTGCTTAAATATATTATCCTCGATTGTTTTGCGTGCTCTTTCTGCGGAAGTAAGTGTTGAGGTCATGGAGTTCCTTTGTTTATACTATTATTATAGCAATAAAAAACCCCCTGTGAAGGGGGTGTGTGCAACTTGTTGAACTGTCCTAGAATGGACAATCATCTGGTATCACGTACGTAGGAATTTGAGGTGACTCTCCACCCATCCACTTCGCACGCTGTTCATCTTTCCATTGAAGATGACTCACACGTTTGATCATCTCATCAACGTGTTCTTTCTCCTGCATTTGTGCAGTGGTCAGTTCTTTCTCGTATTGGTAGTCTGTCCAAACGATGTCGTAGTAATACTTTTGGTTCATATATCTATATTACACTAAATTCTCTCTCTTGTGTAATATAGTGGACACTATCTCAACTGTCCTCAGGGTGTTTACAATAACTTGGTTCTTCATCATACTTACGTTCATACTCAAATCCATCCACACTGATCACTGGTCCGATCACTGAATGAAACTCACGAAAGTATTCTGCTCTGTCTTTTGCGTACTCTCTACCCATAGGTCATGATGTTATAGTGTTTACGAACTGGTTTCACCTCTTTAATAGGTTTAACTCTCACTGCCTTATATATTCTAAGTAGTGTCTCTGTTTTCATTTGCTCCTTTTGTTAACTGCTCTATAATCAATTTCAGTAGCAATCGCCATCCCTACTGTGTACAGTGCGTATGCACCTCCAAATATAATAAAAAGTTCCATCATTCTATAATAGTCATACCATAATCTTCTGGTGTAGGTACAGGCATATAATATCCTCCCCTATCAGGTATCACTGGAGTACCAGTTTTAGGTCTCGCAGGTATTTGTATGAGGTCAATAGTTTCTTCAAACCATCTGTTCATAGATTTCGCCATAGCACGATATGATGTACCAACATACAACTGTCCTCCTACAACTGCAACAGTTGCTGCTCCCCAGAACATATAATAGAATCTAGATTTCATTTGTGCTCGTATCTTAGCACGCTTTCTCATTAATTTGTTAGTCATCGTTTGTATGGTTTTCCATCTTTTTTAATTTGCATATCATCCTGTTCTGCAGCAATGAAATTTGGTTCATAGAGGTGCATATCACCACATGGTTGAATCCATCCAGTGAGAATCTTTTTGGTCTTCTTCAATGGTGGATTACCTCTATGCATATGTGTGATACCACCTGGCCACACTACTCCTAGATTTTTTACTGGTTTGACTCTTCGACTTTGATATAAGAACTCGGTCTCACCACCATCATCCTCATCATTAAGGTCATTCAAGTAAATCATCCATGCTAGGACACGAGTACTATTATACCATCCAGTTGCTTCCGCATGTAGAATATGATATCCACCTGTGGGTTCTGTCTTTTGATATAGAGTCGAACCACTAGTCCATCTTCCTTCCATTCTACTAGCAGGAAACTCAGCAAAATATGGTATAACCATACGATGCATCACTAGTTCCGTGATCTCACGGGCAACCTCAGGATAGATTGGTTCTAACAGTAGTTGCATATCATTTACATGCTCCTGTTTTCTGTTAACAGAACGAGGAATTTGAAATGCTTTCTTTTGATCACAGATTGATATGACGTTATCGTATAACTGTCTCGTCAATACTTTATCATATGTTCTGATGAAATCTTCGCTCATTTACCTGTAGATAGTTCAGCATTCGCTGCATTTAAGTGTGCTTCAAGATGATTGTAAAGATCCTCTGCAATCACGTCATGTTGTCGTGAGTATGAACTTGTGTGTCCTAGAGGGCAACCCATCATCATATCTAGAATAAATCTGATCTGATTTGTGTCTAACGGTACGTTTGTAGGAAGATCCATGATTAATAGGTTGTATAATCTCTATTGTAACTGATAATGTGCATAAGGTCAAGCAAGATTTGTTCCTTGTAATGTATGTCCTTCCATACAGAAGTCTCCAGTGAGGAAAGTATTGAATGATACAGTGACTCTATCTCCATCAGAACGCATAGTAGAATGCTCTAACATTGAAGGGAATACAAGGATAGTGCCTGCTTGTGCAGTAATTTGTTGATGAGTATGCTTCCTGTAATAATCATTATTATCTTTTGTTATCATATTAATAGGTAGCGTTGGATCATGCCATGGATCTGGTCTATGAAACATCAACTTATCATCATCGTCAAAGAATACTACTCCACTAAACTGTGAGTTTGGATGTACATGTACCTGTGCCGCTTCCCCTTTATCATACTGGTTTGCCCATGAATCTAAGAATTTAAAACCTGCATTTTTAGAATCTTTGTCGAGATTGTGTATAAGATTTTCTATTGTACCTGTAATCGTAGCTTTTAATTCTCTCATGAAAGGGAGATCTAAGATACGAGTGTTCTTAGTTTGTCTCGGACTTGAAAGAAACTCTAGTTCTTGTATCTGTTTCTTTATCCTCCATGCCTTAGAGGGTGGAAATTTCTGTGTAATAATAAATGTAGGACAAATATTAATTACTTGTGGGTCTATCTCCATTTGTAATAATATGGTTTTTGATCGTTAACGTATTCTTTCTGCTCTTGTAACTTCGCTGCTTCTATTTCATCACTCTCATCAGGATTAGTATGGTGTGTGACTTCCTTTAATGTTTTGAGATAGTCTAATACATGTGTCCTGATCTCCATGAGTTCATCGAAACATCCTTGGTTGTGAGCACAACCACGTAAATCAGCGTCAGGTTTCATTACTGACTCTGTGAATAGAGATAATGCTCTATCATACTTAATAGCAGAGGATTCATTCCCTACTGAACCTTGATCTTTCATATTAATAAGTTACTTAATTTTATTATAGCACAATTACACAGCTTTTAGTTTTAAATTATACGAAATTGAGACTCTATCTTCATCTGATTCATTTCTGGATACCGAGTGAGGGAGTGATGACGGGTGTAACCATCCTTCTCTGACTTTTGGTGGTATGATATATTCTGACGCTGTAGAGATTATATTTTCAATTCCATTTATATATGGTGACGGAATAAACAGATCTCCTGATCCCTCAGGTGCCTGTAGATAAAATGTACCACTTAAATTAGCGTTAGGATGTGAATGTATCCTTTGATACCCTCCTGGGGGCATGACGTTAATCCAATATTCAGTTAGATCAATAGAGATAGGTGGTAATCCACCCTGCCCAGGTCCATCTCCAAAACGATCGCCAACATTGCCTGCAGCATACTCTTGCATACAATATTGTTGTACTGCATCAACTACAACCTCATCCATAAATTTTCTCATCTCTTCATTACATATCTCATTAAGATATGCTTCACGTATTTGATATCCTCCTACCATGGTAGCGTTCTTAATACGTTTATCCCAACTTGTATCATAAATTGCATTAAGAATTTTTAACACATCAAATGTATGTGTAGTGTAATTAATGATACGACATCTAAAATCAAGAAACTGCTGCATTAAAATGATCTCCAATGTGAAGGATGAATAAGTCCTGTCTCTAGGTTAATATATTTTTCTTTCAATGATATCTTAATATCTCCTGCAATACTTCTTAAATACTTTCCTTTCTTATGTCCCTCTGGTGGTACTGAGTGACGCATGGACCCAGGAAATAATAATAGATCTCCTGCCTCTACTGGTAGGAATGTGCTACATGCATTAATAAAGTTATCCTCAAATGTATGTGAACGTGGATCATCTTTAGGATCAAAGACTCCACCAAAATACTCATTTGGATTCTTTGGAACAGTAAATACTAGACCAGTTTTGTATGGTGTGTTAACATAGTATACAAAGGATAGATCAGAACATGCATGGTTATGTTCAGACATAGTGTCTGTATACTCTTTGATAGTACACCACGACTTCATGAAGTGAACATCATGCATGTCTGGTTTGATACCAGAACTAGTTAAGCATTCACGAACATTATCTGCTATAATAGTGAAGAACGAAGAGAGATCCTCATCTTTATGCATTACACTCTTACCTCTTGCTTCACCAGTTAGATGATATCCTTTAGCATATTTGTCTGCAAATGTGCATGGGTCAAAATGATGTTCTGTTTTCGATTCCAACAATTCTTTCCATTTTTCATGTCCATCAACCTTACACTGGTAAATAACTGTAGGGAACAGCGGATGAATTTTATTAGTCATGAGTATTGAATCATATAATAATTATCTCACTGAAGAGAGTGCTTTAGATCTACGTGTAGAAGCTAATACTATTCTAGCACAAGATCCAGAAGAAAAGTTAACTTGGTGGTATGAATTAAGCAAACCACCATCAAATATAATTGAAAACTTTATATACAGATCTGCACATCAACATGGACTAGACGGATATCTAGGTGCTGAGTGGTGGATTAGATCACATGATACTATTGATAGTCAATGGTATTTTCATGTAGACGGTGATGTCGATAGATTTAGACAAACTGGTGAGTATATTGCTGCACCTTTTTCTACTGTAACATATCTATGTGACGGTGGACAACCCACTGTCGTATGTGACCAACATCATGATTGGTTAAAGAAAGACGGTGTGTATGTTACTGGTAATGATGATTGGACATTTTGGTCTTATCCAAAGATGGGTAAGCATATTTCTTGGACACTACCATACTTTCATGGAGTTCCCTCTGGTATGGGACATATACAACCTGGAGACAAAAGAGTTACACTTATGTACAATTTATGGAACACTCGTCCATTTGAACCTGCATGTGTAGAATATAATTTACCACACAAAATTAAAGAAAGTGATGTATTATTGTATCCAAAGAAGCAAACTGATTTAGAATTTCGTAAACCTCATGGACACTTTACTGCTTGGTTAGAAGGTGTAGAGACTGCTATACAATTTCATGGGTTCCATGAGCCAGGAGATTCTTTTTTAGTTACTCAACTTCGTCCTTCTAACTTGTCGGAGGATCAGTATTTTCCCATACAATAACACCATTTTTATATACACACGCATAGACATAGTGATCAGAATCAACAGATAGTGCAGGACGTGGGAAATAGTCTTCAGCAAAATCTTGTGCTGAATATTCATCAGTGTAAGTTATACCACCAAAGGATGACTTAAAAAACTCTGCGTATAATCCATCAGGCATTAAATTTTTATAGAACTCATAAACTGTGTTGAGTTTAGTAGTATTACCTGTTGCTTCTAAGTCTCTAATATTAGATGCATTATAGAACAAAATTACTTTATCGTTAGCATAAGATTGTAGTGATGATAGAGAAATTAATTCTTGTAGTCCTAGAAAATTTTCCATGATTTATAGTGGGGTTGAATACTGACGTAGTATTTTTTGTCTGAGTGCTCCAAGGTATGTAGCAGGATCCATTTGATTTCCTTGCTCATACCATTTATCTTGATCTATACTATTTAAACATCTTGCAGATACATCCATATAATCATAGAACATTTCTCTCATCCATGCGTCTCGGATGAGTGCTTCTCCCCAAATTACACACATTCTACGATGTCCCTTAGTAACTGGGGACACTGTATGCCATAAATTAGGGTCGAATACAATACTTTGACCTGCCTGTAGTCGGAAACCTACATCAATATTACCAACTTTGATTGTTAAATCACCACCTTCATACTCACTCTCATCATTCATAGCAGTAAGAATAACTAGATCAGTACGTAATCCATTCATGATAGCATTATCACAATGAAAATTATATACTCCATTATTATCTTTTACTGCATCATATTCATTGAACATGGGCATAGTATGATGTCTAAGATGTAGAGAAGTACACCATGGATCTTCTCTAAATGCTTTCATGAATAACTCAGTAGCTGTATCAACTGCATCTCCATCTAGTTCTCTATTTCTTTTAATGTCTCTGTTGTGAGTACCAGACTCTTTACCGTCTACAAAATTACCACTATTATAAAGATCATTAATATTTTTACAGATTACTTCACTTAACCATTTATATTGTCGAATCATTAGCCCTCTGCTGCTTTTGCTTCATCTAGTAGTGCTTGTTCTCTCTCAATTTGTTTGATTAGAACTTCAACTGGATCAGTAAGATGTGAAATATCAGATACGTTGAACAATGGTGAAGGTCTTGATAGTTGTAATGCGATATCAACATATCTTCTCATTGCTTCTTCCATTGCACCACCTGGGATATCTTTTCCTGGGAATGTTACCCACTGATCATCACTTCCAAGATATGTTGCTCCACTATTATAGGGTAGATAATTCTTTTTGTAAACAATAGGGTCGATAGGTACTTTAATCTCAGCAAGAACTTCAGTACCAGATGAAAACAGATCTGGAAGTTCACGACATTTTTGTCTATATGTTTTCCATTGTACTTTTTCATCAGCAGTAACGGGTGCATCTTCTAACATTGTCCAATCACTAGAATGTAAGAAGAAGTCTCTCCATGATTTAATTCTTGAGAGAGATAAACCTTTAGCTTCATCAATAACTTGATTCATTTTAAGACTTTGATGCTCAAATTCAGTTGAGAGTTGTGCATCAAATGCTTCATCTATATCAGTAACAAACTTCTGTACTACATCGATCTCTACTTCAGTAAAAATATATGGTTTCCAAAAGTATTCTCCTGTAGTATGATTACGAACATACTTTTTCTTATCACATGACCATGTTTCTACTGGAGAGTCAACATAGTTAAATGATACTAAAAGATCTTTATCACTATCCCATAATGGGTAGATAAGAGGAGTTATGAACGTAGTCCAGTCTTTATCTGTAAAAGTTCTAGAGAAACCACCACGAGTGATAGTCTTATTCAATCCACTGATTGAAATTGTTTTATTTGTGAGAGACATGTCTTAAACGGGTTGCTGATAGTACCATCCAGTTACAATATATTTAGTTCCTGAGAGTACTAAGTTTCCTTTATGTGTATGAGTATACCCTGCTGGCCATAGAACTACAGTGCCTGTGGTAGGTTTAATTCTACGCTTTTGATATAAAAATTCTGTTTCACCACCTTCAAATTCTTCGTTTAGATATATCATCCAAACAAGTTCCCTAGCAGTTTCACTCCATGAACCACGTTCATAATGATATACATGATACCCACCACCCTCAGGAGTTTCTTGAAACTTAACTGCCCAAGAAGTTAGTGCTGTACCATTGAGTGTATTATATTGTTTACAGTAATCATTTACTACAGATTGTAGATACTGATTAATTCTAGCAGTTAATGGTGTGTTGAGAGTCTCCAACATAATGGATAGATCTTTTCTCCCAAGTTCACCAGTAGCAAACTGACCGTCTCCACTCATAGATTCTTCATAGTTATCAAATGCTTGACGACTACGAAGATCTTTTTCCATATGTTGCTTAACTGCCTGATCTTTCCATTGTTTATAAAAACTTATAATATCATTACATACCGCAGAGGGCATAAAGTTTTTATAAACAGCAATAAAATCATCATATTCTGCTTTCCCACCCATCATATTAACAGGAATGATGGGACTGACCATCTCATTAAAATTCGATGATCCAGGAGTTGTAATCGCCATAATTTACCAAGCTTTAATTAAATATTTTACCCTAAAGTATTTTAGTACAAGTGGAACTGCAGTTTGTGGAATAATACCTGCAATTACACTAAGTTGCTCCCCAGGAGTCATAGTGATTGTCCCTTCATTAAGAGACATACCTGCCTGTGCAGGTGTAACTGCATTAGCACCAGTCAATGCTTGAGATTCAAACATATTAACTGTTTGTCCTCGTTGATTTACAACACCATCATTTACTTTTGTAGCACCATAGGCATTTGTATATGCATCAGGTGAATTTGTATATGGTGCAGAAGTACAGTAAGAATACTGTGAATCAGTTCCTGATTTAACAGGAGAATATTCTGCTAAGTAATGAGTATGTTCTGCCTGTTGTCCATTTGTAGGATCAAACTGATCAATTGGTCCTGTGTTGGTGATATAGTTTGTAGACTTTTCACCATCAGCAGGAGTACCATTTTGTCCTCCATTACGTTGATCCCTTTCAGAATTTAAAACAGTATGACCGTGTGCGGGTGGACCATTTATTATTCTTGATTGTAGAGGACCAATAGTAATTTCTGCTGTTCCTCCTAGTGTACCAGAAACAAATCCAATACAGTCACTATAACCTTGTACCCTTACTGATCCTACACCATATTCTTCGTTTTGTCTAGCTCTTGAAATATACCATTCACCACCAACATCACCTACGTTCATTGGTGCATTGTCTGGTGTGATAGATCCTACACCGTCTACACCACCAGGACCTACAACTCTTTTCATTCTCATATCAGGTACATTAAATACAGCATTCTGTACACTACCTGCAGTGTTACCCCAATCAGATAATGTGACTGTATTAGGAGCAGTACCACCATACTTATCCCCAATCACATCATATAACATTGGAAAATTATTAACACTATGTTGTGCTCCATCACAGTATAACCAGCCAGGATAGTTATTAGCAACATCGGCAGCACCATTTCCATTTGTATCTACAAAGACACACATGATAGTACCAATAGGTATTCCACTATCGTCATGCATATCACTATAATGATGATTATATTTGTGTTCTAATCTTATAGCCATGTTAATACTTAATTAGGAATTCCATAACAACATAAGGAGATACAATGTCGTCAAACTTAGTATCAGTATCAGTTCTTATATTTACAGACGCTTGTAATCCGTCTGGTCTAATAGTTTCGACATCAGTTGTAGCATTAAAAGCAGTATCACCGATTTCTTTTTCAATTCTATGAGAATGTATAGTCAAGTTAGTAGTATCAGCACCTGGGGGAGACGACACTACCTGCTCAGTATTTCTTACAAGTGGATATGCATAAGCACCAGTATTTGATACAACATCATATGGTCTTAGATTACCAACTTGTTGATTTACAAGTGATGGCCAACTATTTGCAGTTATGGTTGAGATGGTCTTAGTTACTGGCCAGTTTGAAACAGCACCACCATATGAACCAATAAAATAAGAACCAAACCCAGCACACCCAGCATTACAATTATTTGGTCCACCGCCTCCTTGTACAGTCTGTTGATAAAATGCTGCAGCAATTTGATTACAGTCTGGAGTAGCAGTTGTTGCGTCAGCAGTTCTCAAATAATATGGTCTAGATGTATTTCCATAAGCTCCTGCTGGTTGCCCAGGATCTTCCTTAACAGTCACACGAGAAGTAGAAGTATAGTGCATATGAGGACCAATTGCTGTTGCAGCAACCTGTTCACTCTCTGTGTTTGTTGGTACGGTCCACCCTACATTACCGTTCAAAGCAAAAGTTTGGGATGGTACGGTAAACACACCATTGAATCCAACGTTTGCTGTATTACCTACATTTGATACTATTTCTACACCAACACCCGCTTTTGTAATAGTAGTATTAGCAGTGGTTTTTTCAATGTTTCTATATGTACCAACGTTAGCATTAACAGATGCTTCAATATGTTTAGATCCCATGTCTGGAACTTGAAACTGATCTGTTAGTAAAGTTACATCACTTTTTTTGTAAATACACGCAGCACCTGTACCGAGAATACGTGCTAACTCAGGATATAATCTCTCTGTGTATATTGAACCATCACATTTAAGATACCCTGCAGGTAAATCCACAACATTTGTAGATCCATCTGGATCACCATCTTGAATAGGTAAAGCCCACTGAATAATAGTCCCAGGTGCAGATCCTAATTTTGATCTTTCTCGTGTTAAAAACTTCATTAGTATGCTCTAATTAGGTAAATCATGGACAATGCTGGAGTCCTAACATCTACGTTAATATTTAGTGCTGACGGGATGTTTTGTACACCAATATTGGTTGGAGCACCAGTTAAATTACTCTGAATTTGAATGTTATCTACGGGAACAATTGTGGGTGGTGAAACATAACCAGCATTCATAACAACTTCAAATGAATAATGGTTATGAGAATTAATTGAGTTACCAACACCAGTCATATTTTCTTTATTATGATTTAGTGTAGTAGGATATGTTAATGATGTACCAGTTGCTTGGTTAATTTGATCAGCAGTCTGATTACCATACCAGTTCTTTTTATTTGCAAAGAAACCTGACTGAGAAGATTCACGATAGTTACATTCGTTAGGATATGTACCGTTTAATGCTCTAGGAACAGGACCAGTCCAAGTAGGCATTGGAACTTGTGTACCAACACTTGCAACATTCTGTGTTGTAGGTTGGAACGTAGTCATTGTAGTCACGCCTTCTTCATAATATGTGACTAAGAGAGTTCCAGGGTCAACAGTATCAATATCACCACCTGCACCAGCATCCAATCGTTTTTGTTTTTGATTAGATTCAACAGCACCTACAAGTCCAGGGCATTGAAATCCCTCAACATAACCTGCATCAGAGTCACCACGACTATATCCTGCTGCTGAACCATCGGGTCCTACGTGCCTATGTGAAGGCATATGATCCTTACTTAATTTTCTAGGGATAGTATAATAACTTTTAAAATATGCAGGAGGATTAATACTAAAGTTTCTAATCTGTGCAGTCATGTTCTGAGAGTCAGTCACAACAAAATTCAAATCAGCAGTAGCATTTAATGCTGTTGGTGGAGTGACGGTAGATCCATCACCATCAATTAATTTTGTTGTTCCTGCCGCTGTTGGTGTAAGTACATCAGCAACAGATGGTAATACCCATGCAACCTGAAGAACAACATCATCATTTCCAGAGAATACAGTTGCTGGGATTGTTAATTTATCTCCTGTAGCAAATCCACTACCTTTATTAACAATATTAGATACATCAACACGTCCGTTAACATCACAGTCAACTGTTAGTTGTAATGCTGATCCAGTTACACCAGTTCCAAGAACAAGTTGAGCAGTGTTGCTCGTTACGTTAACAGTTTGTGAAGTACGAGTAGTATCGCTTTCACCTTGAATGATAACTAAACCACCAACCGCACCACTGGGATATGTTTGTCCCATCTGTAGATTAGATACGTTGACTAAACTTGGTTCATAATCAGTTAGAACTCTACCATTTAATGAAGGTAGTCTGAACTGATCACCAAGTATATAATTACCATATGTTCTATTATTGAGTCCATTAGCAGGACCGTATGTGTTACCAATAACTGAAGCAAGAACAGGATAGTCAGTTGCCTCTATTGTTTGTCCATTGCATTCTAACCATCCATCAGGTTGAGTAGATAAATCTCCAACCCAAGGCATAATGGTGCCGACTTGAGCAGCACGCATTTTTTTCTGTGTTTCGTAATTAGAAGCCATATAATTAGATCTCTGTTAACCACCAACCACGGTATGTTGGAGGAATTACTGAACCGCCACCATCGTTAGTACCCATGTAGACTAATCCAAATCCAGCATTTCTAGTTTGGATGATTAGTTCACCACCAGCATATGCAGTAGCAAGACCACCCGCATTAGTTCCAGTGCTATCACCCATGATTGCAGTGCTTAGAGGAGCACGAATGATTAATGAAGTTTGATAGGATAGTGCTCCAGATACCTCAACAAATTTAATCATATCTCCTGTCTCAGCATCACTTGGTAGAGTTAGAACAGTTGTCGCTGCTACAGCAACGATGTAGTTTCTACCACTACTTAGTGTTGTATCAGCATTAACGAAGTCCCATCTACGACCACCGTTTCTATTAAAGAAGTTAGTGTTACCAAATGCATCAACAGCAGCATCCTGACGGATTCTAAAGTTTCTATCTGCACTGTTACCAAGATTGCTAATATTAAGAGCGTAATCTGTAGCACTTGGAGTTGTAGTAGATGTGCTAACAATGTTAACATGACCACCATTGACTGTTAAATCACCATCACCTAGTGCAGAACCAGCAACACCGATTCTTGTATCACCAGTTGACGCATCAACTTGGAATTTAGATGTAGAAGCAGAACCAAACTGAACACCAGTTGTTCCACTGAATACATTAAAGTCATTGTCGATTGATAAAGAACCAGCAATCTCAGTATCACCAGATGTAGAGTTGACGTATAACGCCATATCTGCATCATCTACTGATGGAACTTTATCACCCAATAGAGTAATTCTTAAGTTACCTGCTAACCACTGGTTACCAGACTTATCAATTCTTGCTTTTGGATTAGTTTCAGTACCAGCTCCAACAACATTTAATTCACCATCACTATTGACTGTGAGTCTTGTGTTAGCAGTAGGTTGACCATTTACAATCTTAAACTGGTTATCAGTTGGAGCTGTAGCAGGATCAGATGTAAGGTTAATTGTAAAGTCTTGAGTATCAAGAATTGTAGAATCAACTCCACCATATACAGAATCAATAATGAATCTATCTTGGTTAGCACCATTGTTAACGATAAACTTCTCAGAGTTAGTATCGTTAACTGCAGTAATCTGTACAAATTCACCAGATGGGCAAGTAGAACCAGCACTTATTCTTAGATAGTCATTAACTTTAAATTGTCCACCAAATTCAGACAGTGCGACAAGAGTATCACTAAATGTGATAGTTGCACTGTTTACAGTACCTGCTAGAGGTAACGCTGCACCACCTGGGTCAAGAGAAACATTAAATCTAGTGATGCTGTTAGGTGTATCATCGACTGCATTAACAACAAAGTATGTTGTGTTTGTGTTTACGCCAGTAATACTACCAACACTACCGAATGTGATTGCATCACCCTCTTCTAGTTCACCGAGTGTAACTTCAATTACATCAGTTACATCAACAATTTGCTGTATAGCAATAGTATTACTATTTTGTGGTACTCTACCAATTAAATGAGTCGCAGCTGCAGACTTACCAAGTTTAACGATAGGACTGTTATCATTGTGTTGTGTAACAGTTGTACAATCAAAACCTCTAGTAACTTTAACAAGTCTATTGCTAGTATCAGCACCTGGGGATATAACTTGAACTAACTCATTATTGATGAGAAGAACGTCACCGATCTCAATACCCTCTACGTTGTTAACAGGTAGATTAGTATATGATGCATCAACTGGGTTTGAAGTCCATGATGTAGTACCAGATCCAGTATCAACTAAAGTGTTTTGTAATGTGATACCAGTTGCAGTTCCAGGGGTTCCAGAAACAACGATTGGTGTACCACCTTCAGTTGAAGCAATCTGGAATGTACCACCAGCAACACCAGTTGAATTAACAATGAAGTATGTTGTTACAGTATCAACGTTGTTTGAGAATCCAGTAGTGTCTGAGAATCTTACAGTGTTACCATCAAGGAAATAGTTATCAGGAACAGAGAATGTACCATTGACTGTATTCAATGCACTGATAATTTCAATACCATCAATATCGGCAATAAACTCGTAGAAGTCAACATTAAGGTTAGCAAGAGAACCCTTAGCGTGAGCAATCTTACTTGTACCAAATTTTGCTCTAGAAACTGTAACTGTACCACTGTTAGATCCACCATGCATGGTAACATCACCGAACATATCGGTATCACCATTGACTTTAAGTGAGTTTCTAATAGTTGTTGAACCAGCAACACCACCAATATTAAATTGTGATGCTCTAGTAGCAAAGTTAACTGTAGAAGCAGTACCACCTCTTGTAAGAAGATTAATTATCTGAGAATCAGATTGAATATCTCCACCATTTACATCTAAATCACCATCTAAGATAGTCTGAGCATTCTTAACTGTTAATGTTGAATTAGCAGTATTACTAAATGCACCACCGATTGTGATAACAGATTTATTTGTAGCACCATCAGCAACAGTTCCAATATTAACTATGGAATCAGTTGAACTAGTATGAAGATCAAAGATTGTTTGTGCAGTAACGTTAGTTCCAATACTAATTGATTGGGCGTTGACTGCTAGATCAGCAATATGTAATGTAGTTGCCTGACCAAATGCATTGACTGTGAGTGCATTTCCTTGTAATAAGTTGAATACACCTGCATTTGTTGTGATATCACCGCCATCAACATTAAGATCACCATCAATATCTAAGTTAGCACCTGATCCAAGCATTCTAACTGTACCTTGAACAGTCAGAGTATCAGTTAATTCACCTCTACTTACATTAATACCAACTCTAGTATCTTGAGTAGAAACTCTAAGAAGTGCATTAGATTGTGGAGAATCGGAAGATCCACCAACTAAGAACGCCTCATCTAGGTTAGTCTCAGTCTTACTTGTAGTTGAGTTATTGAGGTAATCATTGATTGCCTTACCACTGATATATGCATTACCAACAACATCTAAGTTTGCTCTTGGTTCTTGCTGGTCATATGTGATACCACCAGCATTATAAGTTAAGAATCCATACTCATGTGCAGCATGTGCAGTACGTGCAAGTGTGTTAACGCCTAATTTGAATTGACCATATGTATCTGTGGTTGTTCTAAGTGCTTCTGCACCAATAACGCCATACTCTTTGAAGTTTTCATCAGATCTTTCTAATACCGCTGTTGGTTCAGCAGCAGCAGTCCAGTTATATGTTGCAGCAGTGATAGCATTAGCAACAATAAATTCAATAAAGTCGTTATCAGTTCCAGTTAGATCTGCCTTAGTAATTACCCACTTACCGTTAATTAAACTATTACTAAATCCTTGGATTCTAATTGTCTTACCAACACTAAGTCCAATACCTGTGCTTGCGTTAGTTAGAGAACCAGTCCAATTGATTCTGATCTTACTACTTCCATCTGTTACTAAATCAAGAATGCTTGACTCAGGAATATTAGTGTAGTAGTTAGCATACACCCAACCAAGAGAACCACTTCTCTCAACAGAGTTACCCTTGAATAGGATATCACCCGCTTGTGGATTTGCTTCAACATCAGTAGAGTTGTAGTATCTTACAAACTGATCATTACTGAATGTTGTGTTCTGATCAGGAGTTCTGTTTGATGGGACATTCTCATTGAATGAGAAGTTAGAACGTAGACTGTATGCCTGTCCAGGGAATGCCGCAGTACCACGACCTTTTACATGGAAAAGTGCAGCGGAAATTTTATTACGATCTATGGTAATGTCGCCTTCATTTCTGTTAGCGAAGTTACCTCTAGTTAGAGTAAGATCTTCAGCACCACCATCGTTCCTTGGGTTTGACTGAATAGTCAAAGCAGGATTTTCGTTAGGTGGTTGAGTGTTGATAATGACTCTATTATTAAAGAATCCAACACCTTCAACTGTAATCTTATCTTTAAATGTAACAGGAGTATCGAAAGATGTAACCAGTGATGTAATTACATCGGTATCATCTTCAGATGCTGCAAGAACTGCTCTCTCGAGGAACTCTTCCTCACCAGTAATAGCATCAATCTTACGGTTACCAATATAAAGATCACCATTAGAGTTTAGACCAGTATAGAATACGATACCACCATCTTCACGTTTTGCCTGTGCATAGTAATCTTGGAAGTCAGATAAAATAACTTCTTGACGTGCTGGTAGACCAGTAGAGTAGTTTCCTGGACCAAATCCTAAGTATTCAAATGTATGGTTACCAGATCTAGCAATAGAAGGACGACGTAATTCAACGTAAACCTTCTGATCGTGGATAGATGCAGCATCACCAGCGATAGAGATCTTTCTTTGTTCTGATCCAGATGTTGCATTACCTGTGGTTGCCTTGATCTCATTAGTACCAGTGTAGGTATAACCATCGAAGTATGCACTCTTAGTTAAATCTACAACAGCTTCCTTCGTCATCGAACGCTTGGCGTCGTTAACGTAAACTAAACCATGAGTATAGTTATCAGCATAAGAACTAGACTCTTGAGGATCAGTAATTAATGTATCTTTTGTACCATTATTGTCTACAACCTGATACCAAGTTGGATCATTTTTGTAATCTAATGGATACAGAGAGGATATAGGTTGAGAGAACTTAAAGTTCTGGAAGTTGTTACCAATACCAGCACCACGAGGTAGAGGTGTGATATTACCACGAACAGCAGTTAGATAGTAAATACCATCTTGCTGCCCTGAAACACGTTCTTGAATCTCTTCTGTGTTAAAGATATAGAATGTATCATCAATATCAGGAACATCATTTACAGAAATAACTTTATATGTGTTACCAACTGAGTCATCTAAAGTATCACCAGGGGTTATAGTAAAGAGGTTAGCACCCTGTACAACATAAAGATAGTTATCTTTAACATCTCTACCACCGTTAGCATCTTCCTGTAGATCAGCATATACTGAACCTTGTGTAAATCTAGTATTAGTTAAGGCATCAAAACTAGGACGAGCACTTACATCTTTTAAGATGAGGTAATGTTCACTTCCTACAGAGAAGTATGCATGAATATAAGCAAAACCACTAGAGTATCCAGTCCACTCAACTCTATTAGTTGGAGTAGAAGTTGTCTTACTAGCAGTAAATGAACCTGCCTGAGGAGAGTTGATCTTAACTGTGTGGAATACAGTATTCTTTAATGAAGGAGCATTTGTATCATCAACAGAATGGTTGAATGCAGTAACTTCTAAAAGTTGCTGAGAACCAACAGTTTTTTCTCTAGCAGAACGAATACTGAAACGTAGATAGTTGCTAGTGTTAACAACTACTGGATTATTATCAGGATCATATACAAAATCAGGATCAATTGTACCTGCCTGTACTGCACTATCATATGCAGTTCTACTCATACCTAGAACTTCAGTTGCGTTGTTCTGTGTATATGGGTTACGGAATTCTGCCTTAGTAGGAGCACCACCAACAGGTTCTAGAACAATATTCTGAGGTAGAAGATTTCTCTTCTCGTCAGTTCTGATCTTAAGAACAAATCCGTTGTTTGGTTTTCTTACAGCACCAGGGAATTCCTTAGGTTGTACGTAACGTAAACGATATATTCTATCTTCTTTCTCTCTAGCATCAAGAAGTCTTCTGTAGTTAGAGTCTGTTGTCTGTGATTGACCAGATGCAGCATCATAGTCAGTCTGATTAAATCTAGAGAATATATTATCATCATTAGTAGACTCGTCTTTAGTCTGTAGATACCATAGACCATCAGTGATAGCAGGCACTCTAGATGCACTAGTATCAACAAATGTAGGATCAAATTTTAGTGGAGATACACGCTTGTTAGCAAAGACATACCAGAACTGAGTTGTGCTATTAACAAGTGTTACCTCAGGAGATCCAGCGATCGCTTCCGCTGCAGTGTTGAATATCTTAAATGTATCATCACTTGTATAACGTACAAAGAACTCTTTAGTTGCTGAGATCTGTTGACCACCAACACCTGAGAGTGTAGGAAGTGTTCCTACCTGACCATCAGAACCTTCTGCTCTAAAGAATACTTTCTGTAGATATGCAGCTCCTAGTCCTGTTGTTGGTTTATCAAAGATGTGTGCAACATCAGTCTTCATGACTGTACCGCTGCTACCATCAAAAGTTACACGATACTCAGTAAGATCAAATCTCTCATCAAGAACATACTGTTGAAGTAAAATCTCAACATCATCTTCAATTGACTCAGTTTCAGGTGAGTAGATATAGATACCTGCTGCAGCATTTTCTTTTGTGTTTGCAAGCATCAGTTTAGTTTGATCACCACCGTCAAAGATACCGTTGTATACACTTGCTTGGTTATAGTTGAATGGTTGTGTGTCTCTACCTGGGGCAATTACATAGTATACTCTGTTTGGTTGGAATCCTATTGGTAGACGAACGTCTCTCTCATCAGGAGTCATTCCTGATTTTGGTCTAGCAACTAAACGAACTGGAGTTCCAGTCTCAAACTTATGTGGGTTACTACCACCAGCATTGACTGTAAATAATGTCGCACGATTAGCAAACTGAGAACTATCAACAGTTGGATTCAATCTAGGAATGATTGTCTGTTGTGGTGAAGTTTTAGTTATAGCAGCGAACACACCAGCATTTGTGCTATTGACTGTACCAGCATTATCAATACCTGCTTCAATGATATTAAATAAAGTATTTTGCGCAGAAAGAACGTTAGCACAGTAGTAAGTAGCAGAACCAGCAGCACCAACATTAACTGTAATTGTGTCTGCACCTACTGAATCAATATTGATAGCAGTATCATATGCAGGGTCACCTGATCTAGGATAAGTATGCTGAGTTGCATTGTTATCCATTCCACAAGTGAATGTTAATGAGTTAGCAGCGATCTTAATACTTGTTCCTGTTGTTAAGGAATGAGTACCAATTGTTAGTACCATTACACCTGTTGCAGGATCATAAGCTGCATTTGTAACATCATGATTGACGATAGGTGATCCACCTACGTTTACAGTGATTGTATCAGTAGTGACTGAACTAATATTCAGTGCCTGTCCAGATGAAGGGTCAGTAGATCTTGGATATGTCTTAGTTGCAGTATTACCATCCATTGTACATGTGAATGATAATGCGTTATCAGCAATAGAAAGTGTGTTTGATGTACTTAATCCATGACCAGCAGAGGTAATAACCATCTCACCAGTTGATGCATTATATGTTGCATTTGTAACTGGGTTTGGTAAGTTACCTGAATTTGATGTAACTCCATTTCCTACAGCAGATACAAATGTATGTGCATAGTTACCACCAGACTGAACTGCACTAGTTGCTGTGCCTCCTGCCCATGTATGTGGAGTGTTACCACCAACAGGATTAGGATCTGTGGTGATAGTTAAATCTTTTTGTTGAGAGTATGTTGTAGTTACACCAGCACGAGGAGTGTAAGTAAGATTTTGAATTACTTTCTCGGCAATCTGTTTAGCAATACCAAAGGCATATACAGATTGTGCTTCTTCACCAGCAACGTGAGCACCTAAAACATAGAAGTTAGCAGCATCATATACTTGGTTGTTAGAACCATACTTAACGTTATATGCAATTGCTTCTATAACATCTACAATATCATCAAAACAGTTAACAGAACCACCAGGGACATTGAATGTAGGATACTGAATTTCCATGTCCTTGACTGCTACATCAGCAATCCAGTTCTTGTTAGCAAGTAATAGATCATGTGCATCAGCAAAACGATCAGCAACAGGACTAAGACCATTGTTGATGATAGTTTTAATGTTACTAAAGAATGTAGTGATTGCATTAGCAGTTCCAGAACACTCAGGATATACAGTGTCTGTAGTAATAGATGCATCAATAGTTCCTGTTAAACCAGACCAGATACCCTTACGATCACCATTAGTATCTTCTAGTTTGAATAATAGTTTACCAGCACTAGTTGTACCAGTTGCATTCTGAGCAACACCAACACCAAGATAACTTCTAGCATTAGCAACAACACCACCAAGTTCAATCGTAGTTGCGTTAACGATGCTCTTAATATATGTGTTTGCTGGAATGTTAGATGTGATTAAAGAAGATGGATCAACTGTAGTATTATTAGCATTTACAGTTGTATACTCCTCAACCTTCATACCGATTGATAGACCTTCAGTTGTAGGCACAGTAACATTTGGAGATCCATTAGTGATTACACAACCAGTCTGTAGGAAATCCCAGTTACGCATTGCTGCGATTGCTAAGTCACGAGCATATTCAAAACCTTCAATAGTTTCAAATAATTCTCCATCAATATAATTGAGTTGACCAGATGAGAAATAAGATTCTGCTGCCTGAACAGTATTGATGTTACCACCAAGTCTTAAGTCAGCAATAACTGCATCTAAAATATATCCAATATCTCTCTTACACTTAGTAATAGTAATATTCTTACTGAGAAGTGCAGGATACTTAGTAGTAATATATCCATATGCTTCCTCAGCAATTAAATCTTTATTCTCTTCAATTCTGTTAGCAGCATCCTGATTCTTATTATCAACAACCACAGTTGTAGGGTTGAGGATCTGCATTGAACTACTGTATGATTTGAATCCAGATGGTTCTAGAGTCGCATTAAATACAGAATTTGCAGGAGTTGTCTTACCAGATGCAGCATCATATGGATCTAGTTCAACGAAAATCTTTTCATTTGACTTAGCACCGATTCTATATCCATCAAGAGTAACAGCAGGACGTTTCTTAGGATCAGTAATACCAGATCCAGCATAGTATAATTTTGTATTTGTACCACGAGATCCTTGAACATCAAATGTGTAGTAATCAATCTCGTCTTCGTTAGCAGCAGACTCAATAAGTTTCTCAGGTGGAATGATATCAGTAATGAATCCACCCTTATCCTGATTGAATGCATAACCCTTATGTCCAATTGCATGGAGTGAAGTGTTACCAAAGTTAGAGTTAGAGTTGGTGATACTCATATCACCACCAGACTCCATCAAGAAGTGATCAGCGAAACCAACAGCGAATATACTAACGCACTGAACGAATGAGTCATTAGACGCACGGATGTGGAAGTTTCTCCAGTCATCCTTCCAGTATGCATCACCTTTTGTATGATATGGAACTGTTGCGAAGGCATCAGAGAATGATGCTTGGTTCCAAGTGTTAGTAAATCTATCGTAACGAATGAATGCTCTATCGTCTTTCTGTAGAGAAACACCAGTATACTGAGCACAAACCATTGATTTGAAACCAGATGCCTTGCTACCATCAGCATGTAGACCACAAATACCCCAAGTCGAACGAATCGACAAGTTAAACATATAAGGAGACGCAGACTCTACAGAGTCAACTTCTGCCTGTACAAATGCATTGGTAGATAGACCATTAGCAGTGGTATATGTCTGGTTATTTTGTAAACCTAAACCAGCAACACTGCCTGGGAGTTCAAACGTAAACTTTCTACGGTTATTACTATCAATAGCAGTAACATCAAACGTACCATTTAGTCCATCATCTAGACCATTCTCTTGTATAGCAATGTATTGCCCTTTAATATACCCGTGAGCAATCTTAGTTGTTACATTAACAGTAACAGTACCAACAGGAGAAGAGTTAACAACCTGAATCGATTCAATAGTTCTTAAGTCAGAAAGAGGTCCAACAATTCTAGTCTCTTGAACCTTAGTACCGAACTCATCAGCATCATCAATAGTTGGTTGATATTGTGAGAATGCTTTAGCAATTTTCTCATAGTAAAGATCAAGATCTTTCTTTTGAGCATACTCAAATACAGTAATCTTATGGTGAGAATACTCAGGAATTTCTAGTTTAGCAACATCTCCCTTACGTGCGTATACTTTACCGACACCATTAGTGGTATCATATAGAGGAGATTTACTTGTAGTATCACCATCTTTAATTGTAAACTGCCAGATATATGCACCACCAGTTACATTGAAGATAGATGTTCTCGCACACTCTTTATTAGCAGGATCGGGAACATATAGAGGACGAAGAATTGTACGACGAAGATCGTAACCAATTAAAGAACAACCACGAGGAACGATTAGACCGCCATCTGAACCGTTAAATCTGTAGAGAACATTATTAGAGTTAGACAGATCCAAAACCGAAGAATCTGCCCAAGCATTATTTTGCTGATCAAAACCGAATACGTCAATCAATGATGTATTTTCAAGACCTGGACGGTTATCAATGTAGTGGTCACCAGGCATTAGCATGATGGTGAACTCATCAAATCTATCGTTATCTACCCCAGGCAAATATGAATAACGTGCAACTTCTAGAAATGCTCTCTGAATAGTCACAAATGGGCGACTTGGAGAGTTACCTCTATTGTCTAGTTCATCACTAGCGTTAAAATCATCGGGGGATACATAAAGATATCGACCTGTCTTACTCGAAATCAGGTTATCTAGTCTTGTTAGCGGCATATCAGCTTACCAAAGCGGTTTTAATTGGTCCTCTGGGTTATTTATCAGAGTTATTACCCGTCTCTTTAGTCAGACGAATCTTTTTCTAGGTCGTGAATGCGGTTTGTAATGTCTTCATGCAATCGTTGAATTGCTTTTTTAGCTTCAGAAGTTTCTTCCCACTCCCAAGTATCGCCTTTTTTGCTTACAAATTGTTTCTTCATAACATTCCTTCCTTATTCATATAGTGTAGTGTTTCTTTCATGCTACCGATATGTTTAGTATCAATAGCAACTTGTGGATATGATGCATCACCGCCGAACTCCATCTCAAATTGATATTGTTCAAATTCTTTTCCAACTGTATATAGATGAAATTCAGATACTTCTGGTAATGCTTTAAGTAATTGTGCAATGCGTTCACATTCTTGACTACCATTACTATAAATTACCGCTGTTCTAGTCACGCTGCCTCCAATCATCAGGTCTATCTGGTCTGAACCAGTCATTTATATCATCAGCACCTTCAAATCTATTTCTGTATCTGGATGGGTCAGGGTCTCCGAGTCCCATCCTATTGAGAAAATCCTCGGTACTTCCTTTCTCAATGTCTTGCGACGATTGCCGACGTGCTTGTTGTAACCAATTTCTAGCAGTTGTGTTTGCTTTAGACAATTTCTCTGCCCATATCATATCTTCTAGAGAGACTTCTTCATTGTTAACAATCTGCTTACATATTCCATCTAATCTGAGTCGATACTTGGTTGATAGCATATTACTCTCGTAATTTGGTTTCCAGGTCTGCGAGTCTCAAGGACTCAGCATGTGCCGCTTCTTGACGGTCACTTACTATATTTAGAATGTCTGCAAGGATAACTTCATTTTCTATCCCGTCATCAAGATACTTAAAGATTGCTTCTTTCAAATACCTGTGTCTATGCCACTCTGCTGAATATGGTTTGTAGTGCATGATGTATAGTATACGATTCTATATTATAGACTAAATTTGTTCAAACGTCAAGTTTGTAGATCACATGCATCTCGTTACGATTAAGTTGCATCATGTCTTTAATAGTGTAGTTAGAAAGAAACTCATTAACTGTTCGTAATGTGGAACTACTCTGATATCTTTCTGCATTAATATCAACTTCACAGTATATGGTTTTGACGTTTTTTAATTTATCTTTAAAACTACGAAGAACATTTATTTCTGCTCCTTGAACATCTATCCAGACTAGATCAATGGGTCGATCATCCAGATATTCATCCATAGTTGTTGTAGGAACAAATGTTACACTATGATTAAAGTAAGGGAAGTTCATAGAAGATTCTCCACCATCACAGACGTAAAACGTGCTGTCTTCTGGTGTATCAGTTACTAACTTCTCTACTAATGTAATTCTATCAGACTTCCTACTGTTATCTCTACATGTAGGTAGTAATACTGGATTACATTCAAATGCTGTAATATGTGCGTTGGGGAATAGTCTGGTAAAAGTTAGAGACTCTTCACAATTATACGCACCTATTTCAAAAATATTCTTAAACTCATCAGGATTTTCTTTTTTAAGGTATCTCTCTAAAAAGAAAGTTTTATTCCAATCAATCCATTCAAGTTTATTATTAATAAGAACATGTTTTAGCATAGAAATATTTATGGTACAAAAAAAGAGAGGATTTCCTCTCTTTACCATAATATAAAAGGGGGAGGTTGGATTCCTGTATACCAACAAAGAACGGGCATTACTACAGTAGTAAAAACGTCCTTGCCTGAGACCCGACTGGT